GGTCAGCGGCAAGGCACAGGTCTACGGCGAGGCATGGGTCTACGGCGAGGCACAGGTCGGCGGCGATGCACTGGTCAGCGGCAAGGCACAGGTCAGCGGCAAGGCACAGGTCTTCGACGATGCACAGGTCTGCGGCAAGGCACAGGTCGGCGGCGAGGCACAGGTCGGCGGCGAGGCACAGGTCGACGGCAAGGCACGGGTCTGCGGCGAGGCTCGGATCTTCAGCAATCATCATTATTGGACAAGCCCACGAATTGGCTCCAGAAATGATATCACCACTTTCTATAGGTCGAAGGACCGCCGAATCATGGTTGTCTGTGGCTGCTGCCATACAGATATTGAAGACTTTGCAAGAAGAGTTAAGGAAACGCACGGTGATAACCAGCACGCTCACGACTATGAAATGGCGATCCAAATGGCTAAAATCTGGATTGATTTAGAGGGTGATATTGATGAGTAGACGAACAAAAGTCCGCATTAAACGGATGCTGTTGCTGCTGTTCCTGTTCATTACAACTATCGGCACTATATACGCGCTCGTTCGTTCACTCCTCCTGCGGCAGATCGTCGGTCTTCTGTTTGCAGCGGGCGTTATGACGCTGATCGGCGAATGGATGGGGGCTGGTCCGGATGAAACTGATACAGGCATCCTACAAGACAAAGCGAAATGGAGGTGTAAAAGTGCTGACAATCAGTGAAACGATCAGCCAGCTGGAGAGCCTACGCGATAACAGCGCAGACTTTGCACGTTCGGATGACGATCCGATCTGGCAGCGCGACATTGAAGCGTGTGAAGGTGCGGCTGCGATTCTGGAGGCCTTGCAGGAGCAGCATCTGGAAACGGTCGAAAACGCGGTCAGAAGGATACGGAGCTATCCGGTACTTTCCGCAGCGTGTCGGGAGTTGCGTATGCAATTCAAGACGGGCGGAACACCGGTAAAAATCCACGGGACGCGCTGCTGTCCGAAGTGCCATAGTCCGGTAGGAATGAAGTACAAGCACTGCCCGTGGTGTGGAAAGCGGCTGATCGGCAGATGGGAAAACCTTTGAAATATAGAATCAGAATGGAGGTAAAAAAACATGACCGGGATTGCACAGGACGAAGCGAAAGCGCGGCAGCTTGGCATAAGTTACGGTATGCTGAAAGCGCTGCCGGTCTATGTGCGCAGATACGAGGAACCACAAACAAGAGGAGGCTCCATCTCTGCACAGACCGAGCCGCGATATTGCCTGAACTGCGGAAAACCGCTGAAAGGGAGGCGGCGTACATACTGTGATGCAGTTTGCAGTAACCGATTCAGGGGAAGAAAATATTATACAAGAAAAACGTCTTTTAGATAAAGACGGAAACGGTGAAAGGAGTAGTGTAATGCCGATATTTTACTTCACATATGGAAGCGAAGGGCATCCATATTACGGCGGCTGGACCGAGGTGGAAGCCCCGGACAGTAACGCGGCCTGTGCAGCATTCCGGGCATATCATCCGGATCAGACAAAGGGGCTGTTAAATTGCAGCTCGGTTTATGACGAAGCGGGTTTCAGGCGCACAGCAATGAGCGGCCCGGCGGGCAATTTTGGCCGCCGCTGCCATGAAACGATCACATTGCAACGGAAACCCGTTCAATAAAAGAACATTTAGGAAGGAGGAATAAGTATGAAAATCAACACCTTACGTCTGGAAAATTTTCAGGGCATTAAGTCCGCCGGATTTGATTTCAACGGACAGAGCGCCAGCATTTACGGCGATAACGCCACGGGAAAAACCACCGTTTACAACGCTGTAACGTGGCTTTTGTTCGACCGTCCCAGCACGGGGGCGAAGAACTTCACGCCTAAAACCCGCAACCAGCACGGAGGCGACGTGCACTATCTTGACCATAGCGCTGAAGCAGTTTTCTCCATGGAAGACGGACGGCTGATTACGCTGCGAAAGGTGTTCCATGAGAACTACAAAAAGAAGCGCGGGGCGGCAGCGGAAGAATTCAGCGGCCACAGCGTGGATTTTTACATCGATGGCGTGCCGGTCAAGGAAAAGGAATACACTTCTTCCCTGCTTGCTTTTTGCGGCGGGCCGGAGCAGATGAAAATCCTCACGATGCCGCATTATTTTGCCGAAGATATGACATGGGAAGCGCGGCGGAAAATTCTACTGGAAGTGTGCGGCGACATCAGCGACGCGGACGTGATTGCCAGCGCCGCAGGATTGGAGGAACTGAATGATTTCCTCCTGATGCCGGGAACCGATAATCAATACTATACGGTAGACGGATACAAGAAAATAGCGTCTGCCAAAAAGACGGATATTAACAAGCGTTTGCAGGATATTCCGGGACGTATTGATGAAGCACAGCGGGCGATTCCTGAAAAGGCGTTCAGCCTTACAGAACTGGATGCCGCGCTGAAAGAGCTTGAATCCCGGCGGGATCAGCTTACAGAGCGGAAAGCGTCCGTATTAGCCGGGGACACAGCCACATCGGACGCACGCAAACGGACAGCCGAAGCGGAAGCGGCGCTCATGGAAGCCCGAATGTCATATCTTTCGCGGACGAGCACGTTAAACCAAAGCACGCAGGAAGCCATTGCAGAAACGCAAAAGAAACTGTTTGCCGCACAGGAAGAGCACGCCGCAGCGGAAGGAGAAGCTGACCGGCTGCGGCGGAACGCAGAACGCATGGAGCTTTGCCGGAAGGAACTTCTGGAACAGTACGCAGCCATACAAGCCGAAAACTGGGATGAAGGGGAGGCGGTCTGTCCGACTTGTCACCGTGAACTGCCGCCGGAGGAAGTCCAGCGGATGCGGGACGCGTTCCATCTTAAAAAGAGCGAACGACTCCAAGAGATCAATGCACGCGGTCAAAAAGAAGCCAATAAGGAAGTCATTTCGCGGCTCCGTGCACAGTCGGAGGCTTGCCAGCTGAAAGCAGCGGAGACGGAAGCTGCTTGCAGGCAATATCGTCAGGAATTGGACATACTGAAAAGCCAGCTTCAGACCCCTGCACCGTTTGAAACAACAGAAGAATATACACAACTTTTTGATGCTGTTGTCATTGCCCGAAGTGATGAGAAACAGGCAGGAAAGAACATCGGGGCTGCGCTGGGAGAGATAGAAGAACAGTTTCGGCGCGTGCGTGAGGAAATCTGTGAAAAGCAGATGCAAAAGGGACAGACAGAGCAGATTCAGGCACAGAAACGCCGCATTTCAGAGCTGAAAGCGCAGGAAAAGGAATTATCCGCGCAGTATGAGGAATTGGAGAAGGGCATTTATCTTTGCGACCAGTTTACGAAAGCCAAAGTCCGTATGCTTACAAGCCGTATCAACGGCAAATTCAGGGGCGTGCAGTTCCGGCTTTTCCTGGAGCAGGTGAACGGCGGTGTAAAAGATGATTGTGAGGTTCTTGTACCGAACGATGCCGGGACGCTGGTTCCTTTCCGGGACGCGAACAATGCTGCTCGTATCAACGCAGGACTGGAAATCATTGAAGCGCTTTCAAAACATTGGGGAATTTCCATGCCGGTGTTTATTGACAACGCCGAAAGCGTAACTCACTTGCTTGACACAACAATGCAGACCGTCCGATTAGTTGTATCCGAACCGGACAAAAAGCTCCGTCTGGTTCCAGATATCTCATAAAATCAACAAATCAAAATCAGGGAGGAAAGTAAAATGACAGCCACTACAACGAAAGCCCCGGCCACTGCCGGTAGCGCCGTACCACAGCCCGCAGCCGCACAGGTTCCGGCAGAAGTAAAGCCGAACGCCGCTGAACGCTTCACCGCAAAGGTGATGAAGGAATTCGGCAGCACGGTCGGAGAGATTCAGGTAACGGACTATCAGCAGCAGCTGGTTCAGGGCTATTTCATCGCCATTGACCGGGCGCTGAAATCCGCAGAGGAAGAACGCCTGCGAAAGAACGAAAAAAACAAGGATCACGAAAAATACGACAACAATCTCCCTGTCACATGGGGGAATGTCAACCTGAACGACCTTGCCCTGGATGTTGTGCATTATGCCCGCATGGGACTTGACATGATGCAGGAAAACCACCTGTTTCCAATACCTTATAAGAATAATAAAACCGGTAAATATGATATGACTTTGATGCCCGGATATAACGGCATTCAGTACATTGCGGAAAAGTATGCGGTAGAGCCGCCGCTTGCGGTCACGGTCGAGCTTGTCTATTCTACGGACACTTTCCGGCCTATTAAAAAGAGTGCGGAAAATCGGGTAGAAAATTATGAATTTGCAATCAATAATGCCTTTGACCGCGGCGAAATCATCGGAGGCTTCGGCTATATCGAATATGCCGACCCGGTAAAGAATAAACTTGTAATTATGACCAAGAAGGATATCGAGAAACGCAAGCCGAAATACGCGTCCGCAAACTTCTGGGGCGGAAAACAAAAGGTTTGGGAAAACGGCAAACAGGTTGACCAGGAAACTGACGGCTGGTATGAAGAAATGTGCCTGAAAACGATTAAGCGGGAGATATACAGCGCAAAACACATCCCGCGCGACCCGAAAAAGATTGACGACAATTACCAGTATATGAAAATGCGGGAAGCCCGCATTGCAGAGCTGGAAGCGCAGGACATTATTGATGCAAATGCGAATGGTATGGTGATCGATGTAACGCCGACCGCTTTGCCGGAACCCACCGCGCCCGCGTCCTTTGCAAGCGGGAACCCCAGCGAACCGGCAGCATCGTCCCGCCCCACTGCGGAAACTGCACCGGCGGTCATTCAGGACGATGGACAAACCACACTGACGGGGCCAACGTTCTGATGGAGATTCAAATTCTTGCATCCGGCAGCAGCGGAAACGCCTACATTATTGGTGACGGCGAAACCTCCCTGCTGCTGGACGCCGGGATTCCGCTGAAAGCGATCCAGACCGGCAGCGGATTCAGGGTGCGGCAGCTGGCGGGCTGTTTCATAACGCACTCTCATAAAGACCACAGCAAAGCAGCAAAAGACCTTGCACGTTTGGGGGTAGACGTATACACCAGCGCGGGCACGGTTGAAGCGTGCGGACTGTCAGGCCACAGGATACACGCGGTAAAAGCCCTCCGGGAGTTTCAAGTTGGTACGTTTCAGGTGCTGCCCTTTGACGTGGAACATGACGCCCCGGAACCGCTCGGTTTCCTATTCGCAAGCGGGCACACCGGAGAAAAACTCTTGTACTTTACAGACACTTATTTCGTAAAGTACCGCTTTGCCGGGCTGACCCATATCATGGCGGAATGCAACTATTCCAAGGAAGGATTGGAGCGCAGCATCCAGGCGGGCTATATACCAATCGAGCGCGTGCCACGCCTGATGAAAAGCCATATGAGCTTAGACCATCTGCTGGATCTGCTCCGTGCAAACGACTTGCGGAAGGTCCGCCAGATTTACCTGTTACATTTAAGCGAATCCAACAGCGAAGAAGACCGGTTCCGAAAAGAAGTGCAGCGCCTGACTGGCGCGGAGGTATACGTTTGCTGATATGAGGCTGAAACGACAGCGGCTAAAAACCGTGCTACGATAAGCAGGAAAGGACCTAGCCGGAAGGAGCGGGTGCGTTGGAAGAAAAAAAGGAATATATCGCGATTTGGGATGTTTACGAAAGCTATTTTGAGCAGTACAGTGACGTTGAAGTAGGGCGCTTGGTGCGGGCCATGATGAAATATAAATGGTCTGGAGCAGCGCCACAGTTCACCGGGAGTGAACGGTTCATATGGCCAGCGATCAAACGCGATATAGATGCGGCGATAGAAAAAATGGAAAGCAAATCCAAAACGAACAGCCAGAACGGGGCAAAGGGCGGCAGACCCAGAAAAGCAGCGGCTTTTCAAGTGGATACAGAAAACCAACCGCTTTTTGAAGAAAGCGAAAAAAGCGAACGGTTTTTTGAAAAACCCAAAAAAGCCTTAGAAAAAGAAAAGGAGAAGGAAAAAGAGAAAGAAAAAGAAAATACCTCCGCCTCCTCCTTACCTCCTCCGCTGGATGCAGGCTGCGGCACGCAGGCGGCGGGCGGTGGGTCTATCCAGCAATATCCGGCAAAAGCGAGGGAATTGTGCGCCTATTTCGAGGAAAGCTGCCGTGTTTTTAACTCGAAACCGGTTCTTGATGCAATTACCCGCTGCCTTTTGGACGGTATAATGCCGGATGTGCTCACTGCGGTGATTGACGAGACTGCGTTATCCGGAGCCAACAGCCCGGCGAGGTACGCGGTAAAAATCATGAATGACATTCTTGCCGAACAAGTGCGGGATTTAAGCGCTTATCAGGCCAGGAGCGCAAGATTCAAGAAGCAAAAGGAGCAAAACGCGAATGGAACAGATTGCAAAAATCATGGGAGCGACACGGGAGAGGAATTCCTTGGCGGGAAACGGTACTGATTTCCGTGGGAAAAGCATTGACGAAATCGAGCAGGAAATTGTAGAAGTTTCCAACCGCCAGCCGGGGCATCTGACCGGCTATGACTGCCCGAAGTGCATGAATCGTGGTTATTTCTGGATGTATCAGGACGGACAGCGATTTATCCGTGACTGCGAATGCGCACCGGTACGCGAAAGCATCAAGGAGCTGCGGCGAAGCGGCTTGCGCGAGGTGATGGATAAATATACATTTGAGGCCTTTCAGTGCAGGGAGCAATGGCAGGCGGCTGTTAAAAGTGACGTTTTACAGTTCGTAAATGATGAAAACCGTCAATGGCTGCTGCTGGCGGGACAGCCGGGAGCGGGCAAGACGCATTTAGGGACGGCAGCGGCGGTACGCTTCCTGAAAGCCGGTATCCCTGTGCGGTATATGCTTTGGATCGAGGACGGCACACGGATCAAGGCGGTTATCAACGACGCTGCGGCATATGCGCGGCTGATAAACCCGCTGAAAACCTGTAAAGTGTTGTATATAGACGACCTTTTCAAGCGCAAAAACGACCAGCGCGACAACCGGCAGACGGACATGGTAGACCGAGGGGATATCCGGCTGGCGTTTGATATCATCAACTATCGGTATATTAACCATTTGACTACGATTATCAGCACGGAGCGTATGCCGGAGGATCTGTTCCTGATTGATGAAGGGACAGGCAGCCGCATTCATGAACGCACGAAAGCGCATCAGGTGGTCATCCGGTACGACCGGAGCAAAAACTGGAGAATCAGCCGTCATGGAACATAACAAGGACCCGCGCCGCCAGCTACAGGGCGCAGTCAGCAAGGCGCAGGGAAAGTGGTTTGAGGAACGTTTAGACGCTGCATTTGCGCAGTATCGAAAAAACGGCTTTGCAATCATTGAGAAAACGCCGGAGCCGATGCGTCCTGTGCAGAGCCTGGGCGGCGGGAAGTTCGTGGCATTTTTTGAGAAAAAGGCGCAGCCGGACTATAAGGGCATTATCAAAGGCGGTAGAACGGTGATGTTTGAGGCAAAGTTCACCGGAGCCGCCAAAATGGAGCAAAACCGCGTGACGGAGGGCCAGGCGGAATATCTTGACCAGCATCAGGCATTGGGGGCGCGTTGTTACATCATTGCAGGATTCAGCTCCGGAAATGTGTACCGTTTTCCATGGCCCGTCTGGAAGGATATGAAAAAATATTTTGGCAGAAAGTACATTTCCGAAAGCGATGCAAAGATCATCAGTTATCTGGTTCCGGCCATGCAGGATGGATTCCTGCTGCTGCTGGACTGACACAGAAGGGAGCAAAAAATGAGTGAGATTTCTGCTTATGAAGCGCAGGTAAAGAAAATGCAGGGGCTTTGCGAAGAACATAATCTGGTTTACCGTTTCCACAAGGAGCGGTATCCGATGACCTTTACGATCAAACCTTCCTGCACGATGGATGCACAGATTTCCATGTTGGAAAGCGTGGAGGACGAAGGATATATCAGTCCGGCGGCTTCTATGACGTGGATTTTCAATGACGGCGTACTGGAAACCAAGGTACGCGGCGGAACCTTCACGATCAGCAAAACGACCCGCACGAAAATCGAAAACATCCTGATTAAGATGATTACTTTTTGGCAGCAATATTTTTTCCGCAGCGTCATTGAAAACCAGCTGATACCCGAGTGGAGAATGCCGATGATCGATGACGAAGCGCTTTGGCCGGAGGACTCGGAATCGTTTGGGGACGATGACGAAGGTGACGGCATCAGCGGTTTCGATGAGGAATCCGAGAACGGGGAAGAAGATGCTGACGGCAATACCGGCAGCGGGGCCGGGAACGGCGCTTCTGACGATGGCAACGAGCTGCCTGATAGTGATATTATTGACAGTACGGACGGCGCACCTGTGGACTCTGATGACCCGGAAGTCAAAGAAGCTGCACGCATTGTCCGTGCCGCAAATAAGGCATCCTGTGCCCTGCTGCAAAGGCAGATGGGCATCAAGTCCCCGAAAGCGTCCCGCCTGATGGATGCGCTGGAGACGCTTGGTGTTGTAGGGCCGTTCGACGGCACCCATCCGCGAGAGGTGCTGCCTTATGATGAGCCGGACGAGCAAGACCACAGCATGGAGGGCTAAACCATGGGTAAGGCCGCACGCCGGGTACGCGGGGAAAGCCAGAAGCATATTATCCGCCTTTTGGAGGGTCTGAGCGGACGGTATTCCCGGTGGGAAATCTGGCAGGATTTTATCATTATGTCGGCTATCAGCCTGGCAAATGCCATAAATGGGCCGTATCGGGAGGAACGTGAAAAAGCGTATTTAGCACGTGCCGGAAAGTATTCCAAACAGGAGCTGGACGTTTTCGTGGAGATGCTTGCCGAAGTTGTCATGGATATGGAGCGCGATCCAGACCAGGATTTTCTTGGCGAGCTGTTCATGGCGTTAGATATGGGCAACGAGTGGAAAGGACAGTTTTTTACGCCATATAATGTGTGCCGGATGAAGGCTGCAATCACATATGGCCCGGATATGCAGGATCGCATTGACCGGGATGGCTGGATATCTGTCAGCGACCCGACCTGCGGGGCTGGCGCACTTCTGATCGCCTTTGCAAACGAATGCCGGAGAAAGGGAATTAACTATCAAACATCCGTTCTTTTTACAGCGCAGGATGTTGATTTCCTTGCCGGATGTATGTGTTATGTCCAGCTGAGTTTGATGGGATGCCCGGGATATGTCGTGATTGACGATACAATCGCGCATCCGTCCACCTGTTATGATAAGCGGGGATTGCTTCCGCGGGGCGGTTCCAATGTATGGTATACCCCTATGTACTTTCGTGATGTTTGGCATTACCGCAGGTTTTTAGCAAAAACGAACACCCTTTTTCAGCCTGCGGCAATCGCCCCGGCTGCTGCCTTAAAAGAGGCGGATACGCCGGAGCCTGTCATAAAAAACCACAAAGCGAACTCGCAAAAATAGAGTTTTCATCTACGAAAACCGGGCAGCTTACACTTTTCTAAGGCGAAATGCCGAAAGGAGCCATGTATGAAAGAAATCAATGAACATTCTCATTCTGCCGCCGGTCCGGTTAACGGACTTATGACATATCTGCCGGTGGGCAGCCTGCATCCGCACCCGGACAATCCCCGGAAAGACCTTGGCGACCTGACCGAGCTGGCGGACAGCATCCGGGCAAACGGCATTTTTCAGAATCTGACCGTGATTCCTGTTGACGATAATTTTGAACAGTTCACCGTTGTGATCGGCCACCGCCGCCTTGCCGCCGCGAAGTTGGCCGGGCTGACGGAGGTTCCTTGTGTGATTTCTCAAATGACGGTTAAGGAACAGATGCAGACCATGCTTCTGGAAAATATGCAGCGTGCCGAACTGACTGTTTACGAGCAGGCGCAGGGCTTCCAGATGATGCTTGACCTTGGCAGCACCGTGGAAGAGGTTGCGGAAAAGTCCGGTTTTTCGGTTTCTACGGTCCGCCGCCGGGTGAAGATGATGGAGCTTGACCAGGACGTTTTGAAAGAGGTCTCGGCCCGTCAGCTTTCCCTTTCGGATTTTGACAAGCTGGCACAAATTGAAGATATTGCTGCCCGAAACGAGTGCTTGTCGAAAATCGGAACCCCGAATTTCAATAGTGATTTGAGTTATAAGCTCCGCAAGCAGGGTATACAAAAGAAAATGCCTGTTATCATGGAACTGCTGGAAGCAGTCGGAGCAAAGCAAATCCCGCAAAACGAGCGATACAGCAACAAATATGACGCAATCAGCAGCTTTTATATTTCAGACTGGGACGAAGAAATGCCGCTGCTTCCCGATAATGTATCCGACAAGCTGTTCTACTATATCGAAGATTATAGCGGCTGCATCTACTTTAAGAAAAAGGCCAAAAGAGCCGATCCGGTTCGGCGTTCTGCGGAGGAAATCGAACGGGAAAAGCAAATTGCCGAAGCGTGGAGCCAGCTGGACGAAAAGGCTGCGGTTGCCTATGATCTGCGTTCCTCGTTTGTGAAGAACCTCACCTACGGCAAACGGAACGCCGAGCAGATCCTTCGCGGGGCGCTGATATTTGGAGCCATCAACGCGAATAGCTATGTCGGTTCAGACGGAGACAGCGTCCGGATGATCCTTGGCTTGGAAGGAAGCGGCTGGGCCATGGACAGAGCGGCCAAGGCGGTGGATGCCTTGCGGGAGATGAGCGAGAGACAGATTCCGGTATTGATTTATGCCTTATTCAACGACAACATAAAGGAAAGCTGGTCTGACTCCTACCGGAAGGAGTACCCAAAACATAATGTTTCTGCAAAGCTGAAAGGGCTGTATGCCTGGCTCGCGCCGTTGGGCTATGAGATGTCGGAAGAAGAGCGGACGCTGTTGGACGGCACGCATGGACTGTTCCATATTGAGGATCATGAAGGAGCAGAATGATATGAAACTGTATGACAATGACGCATACCGGTGTGAATTTATGGATGGTGTTTATTCGCTGCTTTCAGATGATCCAACATGGGATCGGGCAAATCAGATTATTGATCTGTTTGATGCCGCGCCGGTTGCGGAGTCTGAATCAAATAAGCCGCTTACCTTGGATGAGTTGCGGGAAATGGACTTGAAGGAATGGGCATGGATTGAAGTCCTGGAACCAGAACGGTTTCGAGAAACTGTTTCCTCGTATTATCGAACGTGCGTGCAGTGGTACGACGACAAAGCATTTTCCTGCGGTTATCCGGGGATTACCTTTGATTTTTTTTATGAAGATTACGGAAAAACATGGTTGGCCTACCGCCGCAAACCGGAAGAAGGCGCGGGATGAAGCCGATTCTTTTTAACACCGAAATGGTACAAGCCATCTTAGAGGGCCGTAAGACGGTGACGCGGCGGGTAATTAAGCCGCAGCCTGTTATGGATACAGACGGACTGTGGCACTGGAAAGGCTATCAATGGATGGACGGCGGTCTTGGTATCCCTGCTTCCAGGTTTGGCGATTATTTGCCCTACCGCCCCGGCGACATCCTGTATGTACGGGAGACGTGGGCGGAGGGAACCGATCCGAAGATTCACTACAAAGCTGATGGAGAAACACTGCCCAATGTGAAGTGGCATCCCTCAATTCACATGCCTCGTAGAGCAGCGCGCATCTTCCTGCGGGTGACGGATGTGGGAGTGGAGAGATTGCAGGATATCAGTGCAGATGGCATTCTTGAAGAGGGGGTCAATATTGAAATTCCGCCCATCTGTAAGATGTTGATCGACCCGGACTTCCCTTCTGATAGACAACGCGAGCAATGGAAGAAAATGACTGAAACGCAGCGCGAGGAATATGCTCAAAATCTGGCGCGTCATATGTGCATTGGCTTGTGTGACTATGCAGTTCGCGTATTTGACGCGTTTAAGTGCCTGTGGGACAGCGCCATCAAGCCATCAGACCGAGCACTCTACGGATGGAAAGCCAACCCGTGGGTCCGGGTAATTACGTTTGAACGTTGCGAAGAGCCGGAAGAAGATGCAGTAATGGGAGCAGCCAAGGAACGCCGTACAAGCAAAGCCTACTGGAACGGACTTATCCGCCAGCTGGAGCACCAAAAGGACAGAACCAAAGCGCGGCGGAAGCCGAATCGTAAAAGGAAACGGAAATGCAGCATATCCTAAGTTTGAGCTACGGGAAGGATTCGCTTGCCTGCTTGGGCGCGATTGAGAAATTAGGATGGACGCTTGACCGTATAGTACATGCGGAGGTTTGGGCAACGGATACCATCCCTGCTGATTTGCCGCCGATGGTGGAATTTAAGGCGAAAGCCGATGCAATCATTAAAGCCCGTTGGGGGATTGCTGTAGAACACGTTTGGGCTTCCATGACCTATGAACAAAGATTTTATTCAGTTTTTGGATCAGGCGGGAAAGCCAGCAAGCACAAAGGAACAATTTATGGTTGGCCGCATCAGTGTGGTGCATGGTGCAATTCGAGGTTAAAAGTTGCTGCGCTAAACAAATGTCATCATAAGGGGGCGGTATCCTATCGGGGAATTGCCATTGATGAACCAATTAGGCTTGCGCGGCTTGATGGAGTTTCGGCGGTATCTCCTCTTGCTGCGGCGGGTTGGACAGAGGACGTATGCCGGGAATGGTGTGAAGAAAACGATCTGTTATCTCCCATTTATACGGATAGTGCAAGGGGTGGCTGCTGGTTTTGCCATAATCAGAGCGTTAATCAACTGCGCTTTTTACGTAAGATGTACCCCGAATATTGGTCGCTGATGCTGAAATGGGATAAAGATAGCCCGACAACATTCGATACAAAAGGACGCACCCTACATGATTATGAGAGCAGGTTTCAGCTGGAAGATGAGGGGTTTCTTTCGCCGGATGACAAGAAATTTAGATGGTCTGTGCTTGAAGAAGAACTGAATTACAGGTGGTTTTAATGACGCACTTATCATTATTTCCCGGCATCGGCTGCAAGGCCATGTATGGATTTAACAACAATCGGAGGAAGGAAGTTTACACCATGCCAAATGGAACATGCCGCGGCTGCGGCGCATCGATCGTATGGGTTAAGACAGAGAAGGGAAAGCATATGCCCTGCAATCCCGAACTGGTGCCCTATTGGGAACGCCCAGGCGCGGCAGGCAAAATCATACTTCAACAGAGCGGGCGTGTTGTCAGCTGCGAGTTTGACGGCCCACGTGAAGAAGTGACCGGTTTCGGTTATATTTCGCATTTCAGCACGTGTCCGCAGTCACGGCAGTTCAAACGCAAGTAAAGCAGATAAAAAAGGAGTGGGCAGCATTGTCATTAAAGGAATTATCGCGATATTACAGATTACATATGCGGCTGGAACGGAATCTGGAAATGCTGCAATCCTTAGAAAATGCCGCCCACCCTGGGGCGCAGTCCCTGACTGGAATGCCCCATGCGGTTGGTGTTACGGATAAGGTCGGTGATCTCACTGTTGAGATTGCCGACCTGAAGAACCGTATCCGGGCACTCCAAGCCGAGCTGGACCGTGAGGAAACCAAGCTGAATCGTTTCATCTCTACCATTGAGAATGACCAAACGCGCACGATTTTCCGGCTGCGGTTTCTGCGGTGCCTGACATGGAGGGAAGTTGCTTTCATGATTGGCGGACGGAATACGGAGGCTGGTGTCAAGAGTATTTGTTACCGCTATCTCGAAAGTTGCAACGCCGTGTTACGCGGTGATGCTTGATGTTTCGCACTTCTATGTGCTATGCTAGACTTGTAAAATCCTAAACAAGCCAAGCGACCTTCTTCCGGGGAGGTCGCTATTCTTTTGGAAGGGAGGTCTTTGGCTCCGCGCTTTTCTCCTTTGCGCGAAGTCTCGCATCGGGCATGGCAGTTGCCAGCGCCGTGCAGCGGTGACAGACGACAAAGGAGGTCTTCGCATGGAAATTGTGAAGATGAAATTATCCGAGCTGAACCCGGCGGCGTACAATCCCCGGAAAGAACTCAAGCCGGGCGACCCGGCCTATGAAAAACTGAAGGCGTCCATCCTATCTTTCGGGAATGTGGAACCTATCGTATGGAACCGCAGCACGGGGAATGTGATTGGCGGTCATCAGCGGCTGCGCGTCCTCATGGATCTGGGTGTATCGGAGAGTGAAATCAGCGTGGTCGAGCTGACGGAAGTCGATGAAAAGCGGCTGAACATCGCCCTCAATAAAATCACAGGCGAATGGGACGATGAAAAGCTGACGGCTTTGCTGGCGGATATTACTGCTGGCGGGGCTGATGTATATTCCGCCGGTTTTGACGATCAGGAGCTTTCCTCCATGTTTGCGGAGCTTTCCAAAGCATCTGCGCATGATGACGATTTTAATCTTACCGCAATGAAAAAGCAAACCATCGGGGTTGAGATAGAGATGAACAACATCACCCGCAAGAACGCCGCTAAAACCGCGGCGGAGTTCTTCGGCACTGGGCGCTTCGAAGATACCGCCAGCCGCAACGGATACAGCACCTGGTCGGCTTGGGACGGTGCGGGGCGCGAGTGGAAGTTCCAGAAGGACGTTTCCATCGCGGGGCCGGACAGCGAAAAGTGCGAACTGGTAACGCCCATCCTGCACTACGAGGATATTGCGTTTTTGCAGGAGCTTATCCGCCAGCTTCGCCACGCCGGAGCGAAGAGCGACGCCAGCCGGGGATGCGGCGTACATATCCACATCGGAGCGCAGGGACACACACCGCAGACGCTCCGCAACCTCGCCAACATCATGGCAAGCCATGAAAGCCTCCTGGTGGACGCGCTTGACATTGACCAGGGGCGCGTAAGCCGCTACTGCCGCACAGTTGACCGGAATTTTCTGACGGAGGTCAACAGCCACAAACCCAAGACGATGGCGGCGCTTGCAGATATCTGGTACACCAGCCAGGGCGAAAGCTACGGACGCGACCACCATTACAACAGCAGCCGCTACCATATGCTTAACCTTCACGCTACCTTCACAAAGGGCACGGTCGAGTTCCGGCTCTTCCAATTCGACGGGCCGACAGCAGAGCGCAAGGGCGGCCTTCACGCGGGACAGCTCAAGAGTTACATCCAGCTTTGTCTGGCGCTCAGCCAGATGGCAAAGAACCTCAAGACCGCCAGCCCCAGACCCCAGCAGAGCGAGAACCCGAAATACGCGATGCGGACTTGGCTCCTCCGGCTGGGTTTTATCGGCGAGGAATTTGCCACAGCGCGCGACCTGCTGACCCGCCGCCTCGCCGGGGATGCCGCCTTCCGAAATGGGCGCATTGCCTGATGTACCATCTTGCCCCACCTGACCCGCCATAAGCGCGGGCTTCGGGTGGTAGAAGGGCAAGGTCTCCACCGGGGACCCGCACCCTAACGGAAAGGACGGTAATACTATGGCAAACGCAAAACGTTATTACATCGCCTATGGCAGCAACCTCAACACTGAACAGATGAAGATGCGCTGCCCGGATGCACAGCTGATTGGTACCTCGGCCATTGGGGGCTGCGAGCTGATGTTCAAAGGGAGTGGGACAGGCGCTTACCTCACCATTGAACCGCGTGAGGGCAGCAGTGTTCCCGCCGCAGTGTGGGAAGTCACCGCAGCGGACGAGCGCAGGCTTGACCGCTATGAGGGTTATCCGGTGTTCTATCACAAGACCAAAATGAAGCTGCGTGTGGCGCTGATCGGCACCGATGAAGTAAAGACTCTGGAGGGCTTCGCTTACGTTATGTGTTCGGAAAAGACTCTTGGAATGCCTGCGATCGACTATTTCATCACCTGTGTCCAAGGATATCAAGTTTTCGGATTCGATACCCGCATTCTGCTGGACGCATACAACAACAGCAAGGAGGGAATTTTATGCGCGGCAAAGCAGCAATGAAGCGGCACGTCTGCCCCCGATGCGGGCAGGCATATGTCGGACGCCCGGCAGCGGCAAGGGACGGGAGCGGTCCCATCTGCCCGGACTGCGGGACGAGGGAAGCACTGGAAAGCATCGGTGTGAATGCGGAGGAGCAGGAGCGCATTCTCGAAATCATTCACCGGAGCCAAACGTAAAACAAAACAGCAAAGCGGCGGACGACTCAAAAAAGGAGCCGTCCGTCTTCTCTTCGGATGCCAAGGTACTGTGACGGCGCCCCCTGGGGAGCGGGGGAGAAAACACCCCGGAAAACGCGTAGTTACCGAAAAAATTTTTTGGGGCACTTTCGTTTCCGGGGTGCCTTTTTGGGGTCGGATACCCGTCAGGGGAGCAGGTGCTTTAGATAGAAAGGACGATTCGATTGGCAACAAAAAGAAAAGAGAAAACTGCGGAATCCCCCGGTTATTGCAAGACCGAGGATCTGGCAAACCTGTTCGGACTAAGCGGGCAGTCGATTAACCAGCTTACGAGGGACGGTGTAATCAAGCGGCGGGACACCCCTGCCGGGAAACGGTACAACGTAGTGGAATCCACCAGAGCCTATGTGCAGTACCTTCGGGAGAGAGCGGCGGGCCGCGCCGAAAAGGGCATACCGGAATCGAAGGAACTGGAAAAGTTTGAAGCTGAGGTGCGCATCAAACAGGCCAAGGCGCAGATTGCCGAACTGGAGGCACAGGAGCTTCAGGGCATTATGCACCGCAGCGCGGATGTAGCCGCGCTGACGGAGGATCTGTTATACACCGTCCGGGATTCCCTGATGGCGCTGCCGGGCCGTCTGGCTGTGGATGTGGCGGGAACCAGTGATGCCGCCGAAGCGGCAGAAATCATCAAGCGAGAGATTTGTTTCGTGATGAAGGATTTTTCCGCTTACAATTATGATCCGGAGAAATACGCGGAACGCGTCCGGGAGCGGATGGATTGGCAGGCAGAGCATTGTAGTGGTGAGAATGACGAATAAAACAGAGGCGCGGCGGCTGATGAAAGCCATCGCCCGGGGGCTGGCCGGGATGCAGCCCCCGGAAAATTTAAGCGTCACCGAATGGGCGGAGAGCAAACGGTACCTCTCCACCGAGGCCAGCGCGGAGCCGGGGCTTTGGCGCACGAGCCGGACGCCGTATCTACGGGATATCATGGACGCTTTCACCGACCCCGGTGTGCGGCATATTGTGCTGGTTGCCGCCTCCCAGGTGGGAAAGACGGAGGTAATTAACAACATGATCGGCTACATCATCGATCAGAACCCCGGCAGTATCCTTTTTGTCCACCCGACCACCATCGACGCCAGGGAGTTCTCCAAGCTTCGGATTGCGCCGATGATCCGGGACAGCCCCGCGCTGCGCCGGAAAATTTCAGCGCCTAAAAGCCGGGACAGCGGGAACACGCTGCTGCAAAAGACCTACCCTGGCGGTATTTTAACGCTGTGCGGCTCCAACGAGGCGCACGCTTTGGCATCCAAGCCGATCCGGTACGTGTTCGGCGACGAGAGAGACCGCTGGGCGGTTTCCGCCGGTACCGAGGGCGACCCGTGGGAGCTGGCGATGGCACGGCAGACCACATTTTATAATGCAAAGGCTGTGGAAGTTTCGACCCCGACCATCAGGGGAAGCAGCAACATCGAGAAAAGCTTCTCCAAAGGCACGATGGAGCGGTGGAAATCAAAATGCCCACACTGCGGCGAGTACCACGAAATCCAGTGGAAAAACATCCGCTATAAGGCGAAAGAAACCGTGGTCAATAACGAGCGCACCTACACGATCCATGATGTGCTTTGGATCTGTCCCAGCTGCGCCTGCACATCCGAGGAATCTGTGATGAAGAAGCAGCCCGCCCGGTGGGAAGCGGACAACCCCGCCGCTTATGTCAATGGAACCCGCTCTTTCTGGCTGAACGCATTCGTCAGCCCGTGGGCTGGTTGGGAGGACATTTGTCTGAAGTACCAGAACGCCCTGGGAGACAGCGGAAAGATGCAGGTTGTCTATAATACCTGCTTCGGCCAGCTTTGGGAGGACCGGGGCAGTACACAGGACCCGGATACCCTGCTGGGCCGCCGGGAGGTTTACGATGCCGAGCTGCCGGAGGGTGTGCTGGCGCTGACCGCCGGTGTGGATACGCAGGACGACCGCATGGAATACGAGATTGTCGGGCACGGTCACTTCGGGGAAACTTGGGGGATTGAAAAGGGGATCATCATGGGCCGTCCGGATGATCCCTCCACATGGGATGGCCTTGATATGATGGTTTTCGATCGGGTTTTGCGATTCAAAGACGGTCTTGGCATGAAGGTCAGTATGTCCTTCATAGACGAAGGCGGGCACTTCACCGATTGGGTGCGACAGTTTTGCCGAAACCGAGTGGGAAAAAAGGTGTTCTGTATAAAAGGCTTCGATGGGGCTGATCGACCGTTTACCAGCCCTCCGAAGAAGATGAAAATCATCATCAAAAACCGATATCTGGGCACTTGCTGGCAGTACCAGCTGGGCGTGGATTCCGGAAAACAAATTATCATGGACAACCTCAGAGTGCAGGCACCGGGGCCGAAATACTGCCATTTCCCCCTTCGGGAAGACTATGGCGCGGCGTACTTCAATGGATTGCTTTCGGAGCATCTGGTTCCGGAAGGCAAGGTACGCCAGCGGTGGGTTTGGAAGAAGATTCAAGGGCATGAGCGCAACGAACCGCTGGACTGCCGGAACTATGCGCTGGCGGCGTTCAAGGTCCTGCCGATCAATCTGGACGCAAAGGAGATACAGCTGCGAAGGGCGCGGGGCAAGGACGTGGAGACACGGACGCCGCCGCCAGTACCGAAACACGTGCCTCAAAAGAAAAAGTCCGGGCTAGATCGATATTATGACGAATGGTAGGTGAAATAGAATGCCGAACAAAGTTGAAATTCGGGCGCGGCTGACGTTCTGGAGAAGCTCACTGGAAAAGCTGCGGGAAGCGTACCTTACCCTTTTGGACGGCGGCGTGAAAAGCTATAAAATTGGGAACGAGGAGCTTACTCGGCTGGATTTGGTTTCCCTTCAAAAACGGATGGAAGAAACCGAGAAAAAGGTGGACGAACTGGAGCTGCTGCTGGAGGATCACAAACCGCGGCGCTCCTTTTATGTGACGCCGCAGGATTTTTAGGGAGGGCGGCATATGTATCAGGATAAACGAACAAAGCTGTACCTCCCATACGGTACACGGCCCAAAGCCAGCGGATACAGCGATGCCGGGGCATCTGTTACGCGTCGGGCACTGAAAGCATTCAAGGCGCGCAGCGGCAGCCCCAACGAGGATATCAACTGGAACAATTACACCTTGCGCCAGCGGAGCAGGATGCTATATATGTCCTCGCCGTTGGCGACATCGGCGATCAACACGAACCGCACCAAGGCGGTCGGTGTAGGGCTGTCACTGAAAAGCCGCGTTGACCGGGAAATCCTCGGCCTTTCCCCGGAGGCTGCCAAGGAGTGGCAGAGAAAGACAGAAGCGGAGTTCTACCTCTGGGCCGACCGGAAGGACGCCTGCGACGCCATCGGGATGAACAACTTTGATTCCCTTCAGCAGCTGGCGCTTTCCTCATGGCTGATGAGCGGCGATGTGTTCCCGCTGTTCAAACGCCGCCCGCCTGATTCGATCCGCCCTTATTCCCTTCGGATACATCTGGTGGAAGCCGACCGGGTGCGGACACCTGTGGAGTACGGCGTGTCAGCCTATCCGAGCATCATCAGTGGAAAGAATCCCGAAACGGGAAATCGTATTTTCGACGGCGTAGAGGTAGATGCCAGCGGCATGGTCGTTGCCTATTATGTACACTCGACTTACCCTTGGGAAATCACCAGTGAGCGGGACGAGTGGGTACGGGTGGAGGCTTACGGCGAGAAAACTAAGCTGCCCAACATCCTTCATGTTATGAGCAGTGAACGACCCGACCAGTACCGTGGCGTCAGTTACCTTGCCCCGGCCATTGAGCCGATCCTGCAAATGAACCGCTATATCAATTCTTCCCTGCAAATGGCGCTGATTCAGACCTATTTTACCGCATGGATCATTCTGAAAAGCAATACGGATGAAATTCCGTGGGAAAGTGTGGGCGGCTGGGAGAACGATTTGCAGACTTCCGGAGGAAGCTTTGAAAATGAAGCCCGTCCGCGCACAGACCCGGACGAGCTGAACATGGGGCCGGGAACCTTTGGTACGCTGAAGGATGGCGAAGAGATCAAATTCGGGAATCCGACAATGCCTGTGCCGGGATTCGACGCTTTTGTAAAAATCTTCTGCAAGCTGATCGGCGCGGGAATGGGCATCCCCTATGATGTGCTGGTTAAGGAGTACAATTCCAGCTACTCTGCCGCCCGTGCCGCCCTGTTAGATTCCTGGGAGGATTTCCGGATGCGCAGGAAATGGTTTGTGGATGATTTCTGCCAGCCGGTTTATGAAATTTGGCTTTCTGAGGCCGTGGCCCGTGGGCGTATCCACGCGCCGGGCTTCTTCCAGGACCCGCTCATCCGTGCTGCCTGGTGCAGGGCGCAATGGATCGGCCCGGTACAGGGAAGCCTCGACCCGCTGAAGGAAGCGCAGGCCGCTGTCCTTCAGATTCAGCACGCGCTGAAGACACACGAACAGGTGACCATGGAGGTATCCGGCGGCGATTGGGATTCCAATGTGGAGCAGCTGGCGGCAGAAAACGCAAAGCTTGTTGCTGCCGGGGGCGGCAATATCAGCATCACAATGAACCTGGACGCCAAAGAAGCTGAAGACGGAGGCGATGAAAATGCCGAAGAAAAAAGGCGCAATTCAACCGGTTAATATCCGAAAAAATGCTTATGCGATGGAAACCGAAGACGGAAACAGCGCCGAAATCACCATGTATGGTGATATTTATGAGCAGCAGCCTAAGAATTGGTACGGAGATCCGATAGAGGGACAATTTATCACGTTGACCGAGTTCTTAAGCGACTTGGAGCGGCTGAGCAAATGCAAAGAAATTACGATTCGCATGAACAGCTACGGCGGGGATGCCGGGGTCAGCAACACCATACATAATCGGCTGCGGGAGCTGGCGAGGGACGGCGCGACGCTGTCCTGTGTTGTGGACGGTGTGGCAATGTCCGGCGGCTCGCTCATTATGTGCGCCTGTGATCATGTACGAGTCAACCCGTCCAGCTTGATCATGATCCATAAATGCTGGACGTTCCTTTTTGGAGGCTATAATGCCGATGAACTGCGGGAGCAAGCCGCCCAGCAGGATGCGGTGGATCGGATGCAGATTGAGATTTATAAACGTAAAACCGGACTGTCCGAAACCGTCCTGTCTCACATGATGAGAGATACGACCTACATGACGGGCCGGGAAGCGGCGGAAAAGGGCTTTGCGGATGAGGTAATTGAGGACGCAGAGCCTTTGGACATCGCAGCCAGTGCGGATGGACGGATGCTATTTGTCGGCGGGCGGCAGATGCATCTTGCGCCGGGGATGTTCGCCCCTGACACGATTCCAACGGTTACACCCGAGGCGGCTGACCCGGCTTTGATAAACAAAACCCAGCCGGTGCAGACCGGCGGACCGAATGGAGGAAAAACCATGGCAAAAAATCTAGAAGAACTCCGGAGCGAGAACCCGGAGCTGGCGGAAGCGCTGATGGCAGAAGCCAGGGCCGCCGCGTCTGCGGCTGAAAAAGTTCCTGCGCCGCAGGCGATCGAGGATGCTGTCAGCGCCGCTGTTCAGGCGGAGCAGAAACGCATTCAGGAGATTGACGAGTTGTCCGTGCTGTACGACGCGGAGACGGTCAAGGCGGCAAAGTACGGTGAAAATGCCTGCACCGCGCAGGAGATGGCCTATCGTGCTGCGCAGAAGGCAGCAAAGAAAGGCAAGAAGTTTCTGGATGATCTGGACGAAGATCTGAAAGCGTCCGGCGTACAGGGTGTCCAGGCTGCCGGTGACCCCGGCACGCCGCCCCATGAAGAGAACATGACGCCCAATCAGCGTATGGACGCCGCCCGTTCAAAGGTCAAAGCGTTGTTCCAAAAGGAGGAAAAATAACCTATGGCTAAAGAATTGCATCAGAAACTTGGCAGCATGGAGTACGACGGCCTGATCACCGGCCTGACCCCGCCTATCCGTGTCGATGGCGGAGTCATCGCGAAAATGGCGGCCCCTACGCTGCTGAAGCGCGGCACTCTGTTGGGGAAGGGCGACACCGGCTTGTTTTCCGTTTATGACGGCACAGGCACGCCGGATTGCATATTGTGCGATGACACCGAGGTTGGAACCGAGGCGGATATTCCTGTGGAGGTCTATGCCGCCGGATGCTTCGACCCGCAGAAGGTGACGCTTGCCGACGGATACACCATGACCCAGGCCGACAAAGACAAGCTCCGCGCCTACAGCATTGTATTCAAGGCCGCGTCTTCGGCTGAGTAAGGAGGAATCAGAATCATGCCTGCAACGTTGAATTTTTTTGATACTTACATCCTTATAGCGGTAATGGAGGAGGTCGTGCCGAACGCGTTCTTCTTCCGTGACCGTTATTTCCCCACCGGGGAAGGGGATGTTTTCGCCGCCGACAAGGTGCTGACCGAGTACCGCAGGGGCGACCGCAAGATGGCGGCGTTTGTCTCTGAGCGCATCGGGGACATTCCCATGGACCGCATCGGATACGAGATCCACGAGCTTCAGCCCGCGTTTATCGGGGTTTCCCGTCTGCTGACTGTGGACGAGTTGAGGAAGCGCGGTTTTGGCGAAGCGCTTTATGCCAATTCCACGCCTGCCCAGCGTGCCGCGCGGCTCCAGATGGACGATATGAGGGATATGGATCTCCGTCTCCGCCGCCGTGAGGAGTGGATGGCCGTCAACACCATGCTTGAGAATGCCTGCTTCATTCAGGAGTATGTGGACGCAGAAACCAAGGGCAAGGCACTCAGCGTGAAGTTCTATGAGGGGACCAGTGACCACCTTTACACCGTGGCGGCTCCCTGGACGACCTTTGCGGAGATGCGGCAGGACGTTATCGCCATGTGCCGGATGCTGTCCTATCGCGGTCTGCCCGTGGCAGATCTGCTTCTTGGCACCCAAACGGCGGACGCCATTCTTCAGTTTGAAGACCTTCAGAAGCTGCTGGACAAAAACAGCGGCATTGCCATCGGGGCTATCAATGAGCAACTGTCCGGATACACCGGTGTGGTCCTGTTGGGGACGCTCAACTTTGGAGGCTTCCGGCTGAACCTTATTTCGGTAGATGAAAGCTACATGGACGACGACGGCAAAACCAAGCCCTATTTCCCTGTAGACGCCGCTATGGTGACGGCTCCGAACTGTGGGCACCTGATGTACGGGCAGATCACCCAGATTGATTACGGCAGCACCGAATGCACCTCCCACCCTGGCATTCGTGTGCCGAAGTTCACGCTGGATCAGGACAAGGATACCCGTAAGCTCCGTCTGGCCTCCCGGCCTTTGGCGGCTCCTCGGAACTACTGTCCTTACATCCTTGCGAAAAAGGTGGTGAGCTGAGATGCGGGAGGTTGTGATCAGAACCGGCGTTTATGGCAGAAGGACAGCAAACGGCCGGGTAGCGCCTGTGTCCAAGGGAGAGCGGGTGACTCTTTCGGATGAGGAGGCGGCGCGGCTGGCAGACCTTGGCATTGCCGTTTATGCAGACGCCGCCGAAGCGCCCGCCGGTTCCTCCTCCGAGCCTTCCTCCGACATTGAACGCGCACCCGAACCGCCGTCCGATAGCCCTGACGCACATCCTGCCGGGGAAGCTGGCACAGACAGCGGGGAGAAGGTTTCGTCCGATGTGGACATTGTTCGACTGGAACGGATGCCAAAGTTAGATTTGGAGCAGATGGCTGCGGATTTGGGTGTGAATATTTCCCGTGCGAAGACCAAGCATGACCTTGCCATGCTGATTGCCGCCGCCGAAGAAGCGGAAGACGGCGAGGCCCCGCCTAACCTTGATACGGGGGATATCGTGCGATGAGCAAGTTCAAGGATATGATTCAGAGAGACATCAGAAAGGTCTTTCTGAATACGAATGAATTTGCCGAACGGCGCACGATCCGCTACGATGGGGTGGAATACACTGACATCCCTGTGGTGCTTGAAGGGCCTGCGAATGAGAAGCGCAATAGGCTGACAGATGATCATGTACAGGGCCTGTATCTTGTGACCGCCGTCCTCTACTGCGCCTTGGAGGGTCTGGGCGGCATGGTTCCCAAACAGGGCGACAGCCTGGAAATTACCACGCGCGAGGGCGGTAATTTCTTTCAGGAATTTTATGTTGCGGCGGCGACCAGCAACATGGGGATGCTGCATATTGAATTGGAGGCGATGGCACAGTGAGCGCGTTCCGTATAGACGCCATCGGGCAGGAGGAACTTGACCGCGTACAGGCGCTGCTCTCCGGTGTTGAGGGCGGCATGGCTAAAGTGGTCAGGGAAGCGCTTTCCAGAGCCGCCTCCCACCTGCGTACCACCAGTGTCAAGGCCATTCGGGAGAAATATGCGATTTCCGCCGCGGGAATCCGCGACAACGAGACGATTAGCATTTCAAATCTCGTAGGAGCGGGAGGTAATCAGGTATGGATTAAATTCGCGGGCAAGAAGATACCGCTGTACCGGTATGACGGAGCAGCGCCCGCTACGCCTACGCAGGATATCAGTCGCTGGGTGATGGCGGTAATTAGCGGGCAGGAGCGGTGGGTACATCCCGGTGTCGCGGCGCGCGGCCACGTCAGGAAGGATACGTCTTCCACCCAGTTCGAGAGCGCTTTTGTTGCAAAAATGCGTTCCGGCCATGTGGGAATTTTCGAGCGCACCGGCGGAAAAACCGCGAGCGGTGGAGATGCCATTCGAGAACTGATGGGGCTTTCCGTTCCTCAGATGCTGGGTAATGAAGAAGTGCAGGAAAGCTTGGCAAAGGATGCCATGAAAGTGTTTCAGGGTCGGCTGGAACACAATGTGACGGCAATTCTGAGCGGGATTTGGAGGTAATGGCATGACAAGGGTGATTTTGCTGGAACAGCTGAAGGTGTTTACAGAGGATGTCACGCGCGAGATTCTGCTTCCTGTGCAGATGCAGGAGAAGGACGAAAGCCAGCCTCCTGACCGGGCGGCTTCGGTTTACGTTCCCCGCCTGCCAAAGCTGAGCGCCTACAAACAGAAAGCCCCGTTCATTACTCATGAAAGCGTCACCAGCAAGGATATTTTGACGCAAGCTCCGAATGGCTATCAGTTTATGCAGGCAAGCGCTGTTGTGCGGTCCTGCTTTTGCGTGTATCACCCCAATGAACAGGAGGGCGGGTTGGCGTTGCTGAACCTAATGGAACGGCTTCGGATCGCTCTGCTGGAAACGGTCGTAATCGGGAAACAGTTCACGCTTGACGTGAAAGCAGGAGTCGAAACGCTGGTGTACCCCAGCAACCCAAATCAGACCGCGAGTTCACTGTTTTATCTTGGAGAGATGATCACGGTATGGAAAATCAAAGGAATTGAAAGGAAGGTAATCGATGACGAAGAAGGACACGGGCACATCCGAAAAGACGAATATGACCGCCGCTGAAACGGCGGCTCCCGCGCAGGAAGTAGTCCCCGCAAAGCCGGAACCGTCAGGCATTTGGTGTTATATCGGCCCGAACCTTGCGGGACTGATACAGTCCGGCAAGGTATTCCGAGGCACGCGGGCAAAGGCTTTGAAAGAAGCCGCTGCCGCGATTGAAAAGTATCCGCTGGTAAAGACGCTGATTGTTTCCGGAGAAAACTTAGCAGATTCGCGGATGAAAGTAAAAACGCCCGGCAATGCGCTGTATAAAAACTATCAGCGGATTGCTGCAAGCCGGGAAACGGGGGTAAATAATGGCTAATTTAGGCGTACATGTGTATGAACAGGCAACGCCGGTCAGTACGCCGGTCGTAGCTGATGTCGGCATTCCTTATGTGGTGGGGCTTGCGCCCGTCCACGCTGCCGAAAACCCTGCAAAATCGAACACCCCGGTAATCGTCACCAGCTGGTCAGAAGCGGTGGAGAAACTGGGGTTTTCTTATGACTGGAAAACCTACACGCTTTGTGAATTTATTTATTCGCATTTTCAGTTGTATGGCTGCCAGCCGGTTATCTTCTGTAATGTTTTCGACCCCGTGAAGATGCGGACGCAGGCCGAAGCGAGGGATTACAACGTAATCGACCGCTGTGCAAAGATCCCGTTTGATATGATTGCAGATACGCTGATTGTAAAGAACGGGGAAACGGTACTGGAACAGGATGAAGATTATTCTATTCTGTACGATGAGAATAAAAACGCCTGTATTATTGAGCTGTTAAGCACCGGCGAGGCTTATGAAGTGGTTTCGCTTAATGTCAGCGGTTATCAGGTGAAAACGGATGAAATTGTGATCGCTGATATCGTGGAAGGACTTGGCGAAATTGATTCCTGCATGAACACGGTAGGCGTGATTCCTGACCTGATTTGCGTTCCAGGGTTCTCTCATAACAGCGTTGTAGCGGCAGTAATGGCAACAAAGGCGGCAGGGATCAACGGCCTGTTCCGTGCAAAGGCAATTATCGATTGCGACAGCGGGGCAGACGGTGTGCGGCAGTATTCGGATTTGATTGGTTACAAGAATAAGAATAATTTTGTGGACGAAAACCAAATCCTGTGCTGGCCAATGGTAAAACTCGGTGATTATCAGTTCCATATGAGCACGCAGCTTGCAGGGCTGATGGCGCAGATTGACACGGAAAACATGGGCTGTCCGTATGAAAGCCCGTCGAATAAGCGGTACCAGATGGACGGCTGCTGCCTGGAGGATGGCACCGAGGTCAATCTGACCTTTGAACAGTCCTGCATTATTGCCGGTTACGGCATTGTAACGGCGCTTAATTTTATGTCCATGGGCTGGACATGCCGTAATAACTATACGGCGTGTTACCCATCGAATACGGACGTAAAGGACTACTTTATTCCTGTATCGCGTATGTTCGATTGGGTCGGAAATACCGTGATCCGTACCTTCTGGAGCAAGCTGGACAAGCCAATGACGCGCCGCTTTGCAGATTCTATTCTGGATACCTGCAATATCTGGCTGAATGGCCTTGTCGGTATGGAGCGCCTGCTCGGTGCCAGAGCCGAAATGCTGGCAAATGAAAATAACCTGCTTGATCTGATGGCGGGTATTATCAAAATTCACATTTACATGACGCCGCCCAGCCCTGCGCAGGAAATTGATTTCATCTTGGAATACGATCCGGCGTATGTAACTGCGGCGTTCTCATAACGGAAGGGGGAAAACGAAAATGAGCCAACAGCCTGCTGTATATATTAACCTTGAAATTTACGAAGACGGCAGAAACCTTTTGGGTGTTGCCAAAGTCCAGCTGCCGTCAATTACTTATCCATGCGTTACAATTTCCGGTGCTGGCATGATGGGTAATATGGAAGTACCGCTTTATGGCATGGTGGACAACATGACAATGAGCATTGATTTCCTGACTACCACAGAAGAGGCCGTAAGGTTGGCGGCACCCACCAAGCACCAACTGGATATGAGGGTTGCGGAGGAGTTCTGGGAAGTCGAGACCGCGGAGGTTGACATCTGGGCTGATAAGTTTGTTGTAATCTGCCGACCGAAGGAAATTGCACCGGGTACGGTTGCACCGATGGCAACTGCCGACACAAAGGGTACTTTTGCGGTCTATTATTATGCGGCATACAAAAACGGCAAACAACTCTGGGAAATCGATAAGCGCAATATGAAATGCGTCATTAACGGAGTCGATCATATGGCTCCGGTGCGCAAAGCGCTCGGTAAGTGAGGTACATGATTATGAAATCTTCTTGTACTTGCATTAACGTGGAAGCATATCAAAATATGAAAGTTATGGGCTGTGTGTTCAAAGCCGTTTTACCGGTAATTAGCCCTTCGATGGACAAAGATGCTCATATGAGTTTAACGCTTTGTTTTGCAAATCCGATGGACGCCATAAGAGCTCTTAACGTATCCGGCGAACAGCAGATTTGCATTAAAGCAGCGACCGAATACTGGGGTGTTGAAGAGGCTGATGTTTGTCTTTGCGCAGAAAAGCATGTTTTGGTTGCAACGCCGAAATGCCTTCGTCCAAACCCGATTGCACCGATGGAATTGGGGGGCGCGGTTTGCGAGTATGATGTAAGCTATTATGCCGCCTATTCTGATGGTGAAAAACTTTGGGAAATCCATCCTAAAAACAAGATTTGTGAAATTGGCGGGGTAGATTACTTAAAAGAAGAACGCGAGGCGCATGTCAAAAGCCAGGTGTCACTTCTCCCTGGAGAAAAACTTGCGTTTCAATCGGAAAGGACTTGATATTATGGAAAAGAAAATTCAGATAGATTACACTCGCACGAAAGTGCAGTTGTCCAGGCCTGTATTGCATGACGGTAAGGAACTGAACGAAGTTTCTTTCGACTGGGGCAGCCTGACCGGCAAAGATATGCTGGAGATTGAACGGAAAATGAATGCAGCAGGTAAAACGATGGGGTCTGCACGTTTCTCCGGGGATTTCCTGCTTGGCATGGCGGAACGCGCCAGCGATCAGCATCTGGATAAAGGCTTTTTTGAACGTATGCCGCTTGGCGATTATCATAATGTGCGGGACGGCGCAAAGAATTTTTTATTCTATTCGGAACTCCAAAACACGGCTTTGGAAGATGGTTCCGAAGACAATGCCTGATCTTGTCAGAGCTTGAAAGTGGTTTCACTGTCGATTGGCTACTGTCCATCCCGCTTATTGAGTTTGGGGAGTGGTGCCAGGTTTGCAGCGGGCTTGCGCAGGAACGGGCAAACAAGCAGAAAGCACAATCGTAAGGGGGCTGACTGATGGCAGGGAAACAGCATGAAATAAAGTTCCTTCTGGATGCTCAGATGGGCGGCGGCTTCAGTCGGTCTTTTCAGCGGGCACAGCAGGAAATGGCTGCGGTTTCTAAGGAAATCCAGCAGCTGAACCATGTACAGCGCGACATTTCAGGCTATCAAAAGCAGCAGGCGGCGGTTGATAAGACCGCCGCCAAACTCGACCGCCTGAAAAAAGAAGAACAGCTGATGCAGCAGGAGCTTAACGCGGCGCGGGCGGTGCAAACGAGCACCAGCGAGGCGGCGCGGGCGGCGGCTGCATCCATGGGCGCGGAGAGCGACAAAGCGAAGGAGCTTGCCCTGGAAGCGCAGCGGGCGGCGCAGAACACGGCGCATTTGGAGCTTAGCCACCAACGGCTGACTGACCGGATCAAAGACACGGACGGTGCCTTGGAACGCCAGAGGGAGCGCCTGCGGCAAACAGGCGAGGCCTTACAGGCTGCCGGGGTCAGCACGGACAACCTCGAACGTGAGAGCCGCGAGCTGGCCCAGCAGCTGGAAGCCCTTCACACTCGGCAGGAAGAGGTCGCAAACGGCGCACAGACCTTTGGAGATCAGGCGGCGAATGCGATTGAAACGGTCGGGCAGGCAGTTGCAGCGGCAGGCATCGCAAACGCATTTGGAGAGATAAAAGACGGCTTTTTACAAGCGGTCAACGTCTCCAGAGATTTCAGCGCATCCATGTCAAATGTGGAAGCATTGTCCGGTGCGAGTGCATCCGAAATTGCCGCGCTGAATGCACAGGCCAAGGAACTCGGTGCAACAACACAGTTCACCGCGAAACAGTCCGCCGATGCAATGGGCTATATGGCAATGGCGGGCTGGAATCCAGAGCAGATGATGTCTGGCATGGACGGCGTGCTTTCGGCAGCGGCAGCCTCCGGTGAAGACCTTGCAATGGTGTCCGATATCATCACGGACAGCATGAGCGCATTTCAAATGGGCGCGGAAGAAACAGGGCATTTTTCGGATGTTCTGGCAGCTGCGGCAGCGAACGCAAATACCAGCATCGGTATCATGGGCGAAACGTTCAAAGGCTCCGCTTCCGTTGCCGGTGCGCTGGGATATTCTATTGAAGATGTTGCCGTTGCAACCGGCCTGATGGCGAACGTCGGAGTAAAAGGCAGCATTGCCAACACGGCGCTCCGCAACACGTTTAACGGTTTGCTTGGCGGCGTAACGCTGACCGGCAAGGCGTTCGGCGAATACGAATATACCGCGATCAAGGCTGACGGTTCCATGAAAAGCCTTGGCGATACGATCAACGAACTGCGCGGATATTTTGAGCAGATGACCGAATCCGAACGCGTCCTGAACGCGCAGGAAATCGCAGGCGAGCGCGGTTATAACGGTTTGCTTGGTGTCCTGATGGCATCCGAGGAAAGCTACGAAAACCTCACAGAAAAGATCAACAACTGCGAGGGTGCAGCCGCCCGGATGGCCAAGATCAAGATGGACAACCTGCACGGCGACATCCTGCTGGCAGAATCGGCGTGGGAAGGTTTCCAGATTGCCGTTGGCGAAAAGGCAACTCCGGCAATGCGGATGTTTTACCAGGTGCAGGCGGATGTGCTCAGCGGCATGGGCGAGCTTGTGGACGCGCATCCGGCGCTTGCGCAGGGTATCATGACAACAACCGGTCTGTTCCTTGGCGCAACGACTGCCGTAACCGGACTTTCAGCTGCTATAAAGGTATTTAAGGCGCTTGACGTAGCATCTTTATTCATGGGCCCGGCTGGATTGGCGCTGAAAATTGGGGCAGGCGTAGCCGTGGCGGCTGGCGGCGTGGTGGCGCTGACCTCTGCTTATCGGGAACAGGTTCCATCTGTACGCGAGCTGACAGAGGCTTCCCGCGAGATGCAGGAAACGCTTGACGCGGGTGCGGCAGCCTACGAGGACACGATGGCTGAAACGCTCGCGGCGGCAAATGCAGCGGATGTGTACATAAGCAAACTGGAACAAATGGGCGATATCAAATCGCTTGACGCTTCCGGCGCGCAGGAGTATAAAAACATCCTTTCGCTTCTGGCGGAAACCATACCGGAGCTTGCGGACGGCATCAATTTGCAGACCGGCGAAATTGACGGCGGCACTGCTGCTTTGCGTGCTAACACGGCGGCATGGCAGGAGAACGCAAAGGCAAAAGCATATCAGGATTATTATACAGAAATGTATAAGCAGGAAGCCGATCTGATGATCGAGCTTGAGAAAAATAAGGTTGGCCTTTCTAAAGCGACGATTGCACAGGAAGAGGCGGAAAAGAAACGTGCGGATACGCTGGAACGCATGAAATCAGCCAACGCACGAGGACATAAGACCGGAGATTTTAGCGAGTATTATGCATTGGAAAGCTCTTTGGATGGAATATCTTCCGAAATTAGTCTTGCCGAAGCATCTGCAAAAAACTATGAGAAAGCGATCACAGACGGTGAAGCGGCGCTTTCTGATTATCGCGTTACCTCCGAGGATACCCGGCAGGCAATCGAAAACCTGACTTCTGCAACAGAGGACAGCAGCACGCTTTCTGCGGAAACTACTGCGCAAATGCAGGGTGTCAAAACGGTCATGGATGAAGCCGGAGCTTCCTTGCTGTCTCTCGCGGAGCGGTACAATGAGGTGTATGATGCTGCCTATGAATCCATTTCTGGCCAGTACAGTCTTTGGGATAAGGCGGCAGAGGTCGAGGCGGTCAGCGCCGGAAGCATTAACAGTGCGCTTGAAAGTCAAATCAATTATTGGCGGCAGTATGATTCCAATATTGACGCCCTGACAGCCCGCGCTGGGGCTATTGAGGGTTTAAGCGAAATGATTGCCAGCTTTGCCGACGGCAGCGCGGATAGTGTAAACGCGATTGCAGGCATGGCAAAGGCCAATGACGGCGACCTCAAAAAGATGGTTGAGAACTGGAAAACCCTGCAAAAGGAGCAGAAAACCACATCTGAAAGTCTGGCACAGATGAATACAGATTTTCAGGGCGAGCTTGACCAAATACTGGAGTATACGCAAAGCACTATTGCCGCAATGAATCTCAGCGAAGAAGCCCGGCAGAGTGCAGAGGCTACGATGCAGGCCTTTGCAAAGGCGGCGAAAGACCAGATGTCGATTGTGCAGAGTGCGTTCAACGCTGTAGCGGCTGGTGCAATGGACAGTTTCAACCGTGCGCTCAGCAATCGTCCCAGCATCAGCGACACTCTAAATGTAGGCCTTGCGAATGTAAAGGGATCGTTTGAAGCGATTGGTGGATTTGCCTCCGGCACGCCGAATGCACCTCCCGGCTGGGCATGGGTCGGTGAAGAGGGCCCCGAGCTGATGTACTTGCATGGCGGCGAAACCATCCTCCCTGCGGAAACGTCTGCAAAAATGGCCAATATTCCGTGGTATGCATCCGGCACTTCCAATGCGGAACGCGGCCCCGCGCTGGTTGGAGAAAACGGCCCGGAGCTGTACACCGAGCCGAAACCGCTTTATACATTTGACGGCAGCAGCGGACAAAACGGCGGCGGTGCAACTTACAACATTACGCTGAATCATTCGCCTACCTACAATATCGGCGACAGCTCCAATAAAGATGCGCTGATAGATTTGTTTAACAACCTGACAGTGGAGCAGGCTGAAAAACTTGCTGAATTGATTCTTGACGTGCTTGCCGATCATGAGCGCAATAAAGCATTGGAGGATTTCTAATGAAAACCTACCGGACAGTACAAGGCGATATGTGGGACAGTATTGCCTATTCCCAACTGGGAAGCACGGACTATACAGACCGTTTAATGAATCTAAATCCTGCTTACCGGAATTATTATAGTTTCCCGGCGGGAATCGTATTGACCCTGCCGGAACCTGTTTATAAAATCAATAAAAAATTACCGCCATGGAAGAAGGTTAACGTATGAGTAATCCTAATTCAGCACGCAGGACACGGCCCGTTATCAAGTTTGCAGGCGTTGACATTACAGATGATATCCTGCCCTATCTGTTGTCTGTTACATACGTTGATAACGAAGAAAATGAAGCGGATGATTTAACCCTTAAATTGCAGGACAGGGATGCGTTGTGGCTGGAAGACTGGCTGAATGAAGCGATTGAAGGTGCAGCGGCGGCAAAGCTGAAAATCCGTTGTTCGCTGATCCGCGAGAACTGGACGGGCGGCGGGGAAGATATCACTTTACCTTGCGGGGAATTTGAAATCAGCAGCATTACAACCGCTGGTCCGCCCGCGGTTGTCAATATTAAAGCAAGCTCGCTTGCTTTCAGCGGCACAATGCGCCAGACAAAGAAAAATAAGGCGTGGGAATCCTATAAACTGTCCGGCATTGCAAACGAACTGGCAGGCGCGAACGGGCTTTCCTGCATGTATGAAGCATCCTCCGATCCGTTTTATAAGCGTGTCGAACAGTCCAAAGAAAGCGATATTGATTTCCTTTTAGGCCTCTGCAAAGACGCAGGAATTTCACTGAAAACTACGGACGGTATGATTGTGCTTTTTGATCAATCGGAGTATGAAAAAAAGCCGCCTGTAATGACGATCCAGCGCGGCAGCGGTGTTTATACAAAGTATCAGCTGATTGCAGGTACGGCAGATTCGCAGTATTCCTCCTGCCGTGTTTATTACGCTGATCCGAAGACTGGGAAATGTATTGAAGGGATTGCAAAAGTTGATGATTATAATAATGATGCAAAAACAAATCAGCAGCTGGAAATCTCTGCAAAAGTATCCGATGCAGCCGAAGCGAAAACACTGGCGGAAAAGCATTTGCGGCTGCATAACAAGATGAACCGCACCGCGTCCCTTACGCTTCCCGGAAGCCCCGAATTAGTTGCGGGTGTAACGGTACAGCTGGAGCATTGGGGCGGATGGAGCGGCAAATATATTGTGAAAAAGGCCACGCATAAGGTTGACTCTTCCGGTTATACGACAAAGGTCGAACTGCGCCGTGTGCTTAGTGGGTATTGATTTATGGATGAGAATGAGAAAAAGATTCTTTCCAATCTGGTTCGTGTTGGAATTGTAACTGCCGTCAACAACGAAGAACACCTTGCACGGGTGATGTTTGATGATACGAAGCTGCCTTCCGGCTGGCTTATCGTACTTGACAACCGGCCCTTTATCCCGGATTATGGCGGGCCGCAGCGCACGGAATATTCAGCAGGCGGAAGCGGCTTTCCTGCCTATGAAAACCATAAGCATGACCTGATTATAAAACAGTGGATGCCTGTAGTAAATCAGCCGGTTCTGGTGTTGTTTCTGCCCGTCAAAAATGCGGACGGCTTTATTCTGGGAGGAATGCAGTAATGGTTGTAGGCTGCCTGGGAGAAATCGTTTTTCAGGTCTCCGATGAGATTGTAAAAACGATTAACAATATGCAGTGGTCGGGTTCGGTGCGCTTTGCAACGCATCAGCGGCATTTACAAAATGCGCTGACGGAATTTACAGGTGTTGACCCGGATAAAATGTCGTTTGACATTGATCTGGTGGAAGAGCTTGGCGCAGACCCGATGGTCGAAATGGTCAAGCTGTGGGAATATGAACGCGCCGGAGAAGCTGTGCCTTTGGTCATTGGTGAGAAAGCTTATGGCAAATACCGCTGGACAATCCTGAGCCACAAAATGAAAGCAAAGGCGCATGATTACAAAGGCAGTGTCAGCTGTGTAACGGTCTCCGTAGAATTGCAGGAGTATTTGGAGCGATAATCATGAAACAGACTTATCAGGTGAATGCAATGGATTTGAAAAAGCTCCGTCTGCTGGAAACGGAAACAGTCGCTTCTGTACTGCAAAACATTGCAATTATTTTGAAAACGCCCAAAGGCAGCGTGCCGATGTATCGTGAATTTGGCCTGTCACAATCCTTTCTGGACAGGCCCATGCCAGTGGCAAGAAACATGCTGAAAGTTGCCGTCAGGGAAGCTATAGAGCGCTGGGAACCGCGTGCGGAGGTTGTAGACGTAACCTTTACGGGAAATGCGTCCAATCCCGGCGAGCTGAATCCCATAGTGGAGGTGAAAATCATTGGCGAATAGGAACCCGAGCTATCAGTTTTTAAGCACCGACCCGGCGGAGCTGGAAGCGCAGCTTGTTTCCAAGTTTGAGGAAATTACAGGCAGAAGCGTACTTCCGGCAGACTTGGAAAAATTGTATATCCAGTGGGTCAAAGCGGCTATTTTACAGGAGCGTGTTTTGAATAACTACACCGGCAATCAGAACATTCCCAGCCGTGCGGAGGGCGAAAACCTTGACGCGCTGGCAGAGCTGGTTTATGTGCAGTCACGCCCGGAAGCAGAACCGGCGTATTGTACAGAACGCTTTTACATTTCGGAGCCGCAAAACACTGCTGTTTTGATTCCGGCGGGTACGCGCGTAACGGATGCCAGCGGCACGCTTGTCTGGGAATCAACCGAAGATGCTGTAATTGAAATTGGCGCGGTATATGCAGATGTACGTCTGCGCTGCCAGACCGCCGGGCTTGCCGGAAATGACTATGCAATCGGACAGGTCAGCAAGTTGATTGATTTGTACGATTATTACAACCACTGCGAAAATATTACTGTAAGCGGCGGCGGTTCCGACCGGCTGGATGATGAAGCGTTTTATAATCTGATGCGTGCCAGTATGGATGGTTACAGCACGGCGGGCGGGGTTGGTAATTACATCTATCATGCAAAACGCGCATCCTCTGAAATAGCAGATGTTGTAGCTAATTCACCCACTCCGGCTACGGTTTATATTTATATCCTTATGAAGGACGGAAGTCCGGCAAATGAGGAGATGAAAGCCTCTGTATATAACGCCTGTAACCCGGATAATGTGCGTCCCTTAACCGACCTTGTGTGCATGGGTGAACCGGAAATTATGCCATATAATATTGATTTTAGTTATTGGGTGCACGACACAAAAACGGTTGGTTCTGCGGCGATTCGTGCAAGGATTGACGCCGCCGTACAGCAATATATAAAATGGCAGAGCGCAAAACTTGGACGGGATATCAATCCTTCTTATCTGATTAGTTTATTGATGCAAACGGGCGTGAAACGCGTAGAAATACGGGAACCGGTATTTACATCCCTACGGGATGGTACGCTTGCACTGGGATGGGAATATGAATACCCGGAGACGGTCCCGCAGCTTGCAGAAGCTGGCACTGTTTCGATTGTGAACGGGGGCTATGAGGATGAATGATCCGCACGGTATTACAGCGGAAAACCTGATGAGGACGCTACCGGTTGGCATCGGATGGGATGAAACAATACAGGCGCTTGGAGCTTTAGCAGCAGAAACGCTTTCCCGCCGCCCGGAGGAAATCAGACGTTTGTTAATCTATCCCAATATTGATAATTTGGATGAAGAACTGCTTGATATCCTTGCCTATGATTTTAAGGTCGATTGGTGGGATGGGGATTATTCCCTGGAAGAAAAACGCCGTACATTGAAAGACAGCTGGCGCGTTCATCGGATGCTTGGAACGAAAGCAGCGGTTGAAACTGCTATCTCTGCGATTTATCCAAAATCTGCGGTAAAAGAATGGTTTGAGTACGGGGGCAGGCCGTATTATTTTAAGCTGGAAATCAATGCCACGGGAAGCAATGGGGATTTGGATAAACAGCGGCGCGTATTGCAGCGGCTGAATTATTACAAGAATCTCCGTTCCCATCTGGACAGTGTTGACTATACAATCGACCTTCCGCCCGCAACTCTTTATCTTGGCGGTGCAGTCGGTACCCTCACCGAATTCGGAACCCCGGAACAGCCCAATACCTACGATTTCCGGCAGTACCTGCATATCGGCGGTACAGCCGGGATGCACACGCAAACGAGCTCTCCGGAAGCGCCGTATAAACCGGATTTTGCAAGTACGCTCCATGTGGGTGGCAATGCCGGAATTCATGCGGTGCATACAATACCGCAGAACCCGCCGCCGTTCAGCATCCAGCGGAATGGAAGTGTTTGCACCATCATTATGAACCCACCAGAAGGGAGCTGATAGCCAATGGATCAGGCTTATAAACCTACCACGCACGGCCTTGCCGTTATGGCGGCGTGCCTTGCATTGGAACTACCTTTTAAGATTACCCGCGTTGCTTTTGGCAGCGGTAAAGTGGACGAAAACACCAACCTTGCAGATGTGCACGAGCTGTTTTCTTTCGTGACGGACGGCGCAGTCTGCGGCCGCAGACACGAGAACGACCGGTTTTTCTTTACGATCCAGTTTTCCAACGCGGAGCATCCGGAGGTAAACACCTTTTATTTATCGGAGTTTATGGTTTTCACGGAAGACCCGGAAACCGGTGAAGAAACTGATTTGATTTACGGTACGCTTGGAGATTATCGGCAGGCTATTCCGGCGTATAACCCGATGTATCCGCCCAGCACGTTTAATTTTCCGCTGACGCTTATTCTCTCGAATGAGATCAACGCTTATGTAACTGCGCCTGCCGGGCTTGTCACCTATCAGGATTTGGGGATTCTGATTGACGCGCTTGGAACCCGTCAGCTTCCCATTACCATACCGGCGGACGGCTGGCAGGATAACCCGGACGGCGGCGCTTATGCTTATCGTGCAGATATCCCCGTGGAAAGTGTAACGGCTAAGCTGATTCCACAGCTGTTTTACCCGCCGGAAAGTGCGGAGCGTGCCGGGTATTATGGCTTCTCTCCAGTCTGTGAAACGCTGGATGGAGTGCTGCGGATTTGGTCGAAAGCCGTTCCAGCTGAACCGATCCCGGCGGTGCTGAACCTGACGGGGGACGCGTCCGGTTATTTCGCAGTAGGAGACGGAAACACGGGAAGCGGCACTTTCACGCTGCCGCCTGCCACCGAAAACACGCTCGGCGGTGTAAAAGTCGGCAGCGGCCTGAATGTGACCCGTGACGGCACATTATCCGTCAACGCAGCCACCGAAGCCGAAGTAAACGAGATGTTGACCGGGGTACTCACCCTGGAGAACAAATAAATTCAAACGGAGGAAACACACAATGGCAGAACTGAATGACAAAGTAGCAAAAGTCGGGCATTTGCGGACGCTTACGGAACAGCTGAATAACAAAATCAAAGCGCAGGTTGCCGCCGCCTTTCATCCGGCGGGCAGCGTAGCCTTTGTTGATTTGCCAGAACTGACGAAGGCCAGCGAAGGGCTGCTGTTCAACGTAACGGATGCATTCACGACGACAGAGGACTTTTTGGAGGGTGCAGGTAAGGCTTACCCTGCCGGGACAAATGTCGCAGTGGTGAAATCTGGCGAAGCATACAAGTACGATGCAATGTCAGGATTTCTTGACACTTCCGGCTTTGTGCTGAAAGAGGACGGCAAGGAACTGTCCGCGAACGATTACACCGACACAGACAAGGCCAAGCTGGACGGAATTACGGAGGGTGCAACCAAGGTTGAACCCAGCGATACCCCTGGCAATATTAAAATCAACGGTGTAGAAACGTCAATCTTTCAGGTTGCCACTGATGAAGAAATTAACGCAATGCTGGATGAAGTGCTCGGGCCAACAGAAAATGCATAAGCCTTTGGAGGTGAGCAGGCTATGAGCAAGCTGACAAAAATGTTTTCCCTGAAAACTGCGGTGCAGCGGCTTACGGCTTTGATCGGCAGCGTTGCACAGGCAGCGTCAGAGGATATTGCAGCGCTGGATAAAAAGAAAGTGAATCAATCAGATTATGACGCTGCTATGGCACAGTTATACATTGATATTTTTTCAGGTGAAATTCCCACAACGTTGTGTAATCAGGACGGCGAAGAAATTACGACATCGGACGGCGCAGCGCTTCAGGCCGTGCGGAAAATCAGGAAAGGAAGTGGCTGAATATGTTAGGTGGCGGGAACGTTGCCGGTCCGTCCGGGCTGGAATTGCAGGCGGTCATTCAGTCGATTGCGGATTTCAAAAATGAGATATTTGCGGGAGAAGTCACCACGCCGATTGCAACTCATGACGGCAGAGTTTTAACCACACAGGACGGTGAGCAAATCCTTGCATGTAAGCCGCTCATCACACGAAAAGATACCGCCACACTGGAAGCTCAAATTAACGCATTGGCATCCAGCATTGATAAAAAAATAAGCGCACACAATGTGTCAGAATTTTCGCATCCGACACATCTTTCTGTGCGCTGAAAGGAGGAAAAATAATGGCAATCAAAAGTTATGAACTGCCAAAAGTCGATATTTTGAACGGGGGGGGGTAACTAATTTCCTCGTTAATAGGGGAATGGAGACAGCCCAGCTTCCCGCTTCACTTTTACCGCAGATTTTACCGGCTGATAAACTCTTGATGCCGGATGGGGTTACAAGTATCAACCGACGGTTGCAGCAGATTGGCAGTGGAAATTTAATTGATAACGCTGATTTTTCAATCAATCAGCGCGGTGTAACGTCATGGACTTCTGGTTATGGTCTGGATCGTTACACCTGTTTTTCCGCGACAGCCTATGTAGTTGATCAGGGTATACGATTAGTTTCTGGCGAAAAGGCCTATTCAAGCATTCAACAAGCTATTGGATGTCCTGCAAAGAATGGAGATGTTTTTACTTTAAGTGCATTGGTTAAGGGGGGCAGTGGATTCCGTTTAGTTATTGGAAGATCGACAACTTCAGCCATTGCGACAAAAGACATTCCTGCGTCAGATGATTGGCAGTTAGCGTCGCTGACTACAACACTATCTAATTTAAGTCAGTTATGTGTTAAAGTTGAGCATCTGGCAGCTGTAGCAGGAGACGAAATCATAATTCATAGATGGAAACTTGAACCCGGCCCATTTCAAACTCTGGCTCACAGGGAAGGAAACACCTGGGTACTCAATGACCCGCCACCAAATTACGCTTTGGAATTGCTGAAATGTCAGCGATATTTTTACGCTGCTAATGCTATCGGTAATTCTATTGCATATTTCGGACAGGGAACAACCAATAACACCAACACCCTGGTAGAAATTGAGGTTCAGATACCGAATATGAGATCATATCCGGCTGTGTCCTATCGTGGTTCGTTCTACTTGGAAAGTGAGAACGGCGAAAAACTTCCTGTAACCGGAATTTCTGTTTTTCGCAGCGGTGTTGTTTCTCCAATACTTCTAGGCGTGAAGACATCAGGCACGCTTACCAATGGGAAATTGTATCGACTGCTTGCGAACGATGATAGTAACGCAAGGATCATATTTGATTCAAATCTGTAAAGTAAAAGTGAAACAAAAGTAAGGGCTGCCCCCTAAAAATCACAGTTTGTTATTTGAAGGGAGTAAGCAAAAATGAGTATTGGAATTGATAAATTAGCACATGTGAATAACCCTGCGCTATCAGATATATTGCTGGCACATTCAGCAGCCGAAGGAACCGGAGTAATTGCTATTGGCGATCTTCCAGAGCTGCTGAACGCCGGAAATCTGAAAATGCCGGATAGTGAAGAAACGATTGCGGAGCATTACAGGCAGTTTTGCAATCGGAATCTGTTGATAAATTGGTATTTTTTCAAACCCGTTAATCAGCAAGGGCTGACCGCCTATCAAGTGAGAGGCTACACCATTGATATGTGGAGAACATGGACGGCAACAACGCGCGTCTCGCTGTCAAAAGAGGGCGTTTTAGTGGACTGTACGAATGCTGATGCTGATGGTATTTATCAATATTTTGAGGACGGAGAAAGTTTGCTTGTAGGAAAAATCGTTACAATTTCCGTTTTGACAAAAGAATATGGACTGATAAACAAAAGTGGCATTTTGACATCTGGATCGTCCAGCATTATACAAACCACGGAGTTTGGCGATATTGCGTTATTTCATTCGCTGACAAAAACACCGCCGTTTTTCTTCAGAATTAGCGTCAATGCTGGGAAAGCTGTTACTGTCATTGCTGCCAAATTGGAATTCGGCTCGTCCCAAACTCTCGCCCACAGAGAAGGGAGCAAGTGGGTGCTCAACGAAATCCCGGATTACGCTTTGGAATTGCTGAAATGTCAGCGATATCAGTTTACTTCTGGTGGAAGAGAATCCATATACAATTTAGCAATCGGCACTGCCACAAGTAATAAAATTGTTGATTTTTTCCTTCCCTTGCCAACAATTATGCGGACAAAAGCGGCTGTATCTTTTTCAAATTTGTATGTGTCAAATTCAACAATCCATCACAAGGTTTCAAGAATTGAAAATTATGGAAACGTTGCGAATGGTGTCTGGTTGCATGTAACCACAGAAGATAGTAATTTAACGACGGGTCAAGCATATTATCTCAGGACAGCAAACCCATTTTCATTTATTTTAGACGCCAACCTTTAAGGAGGACAAACAATTATGGACGAATTTTATAACAAACACTACATCAAAACCCGTGACGATGGCGCAATTATCGACTGTTGGAGCAACGGCCCGCACCCTGACCGCGACACCACGAACGCAATCTGCATAAGCGACAAGGGCGGCTATCAATTCCGCTTTACGCCGGACGGGGAGGAAAACCCTTCCCTCTATGACGCAGACGGCATCCCGCTGTACAAATGGGACGGACAGGCTGTAGTAAAGCGCACCGCAGAAGAGATCGCGGCGGACCGTGCTGCTATCCCTGAACCTCCGCCGTCTGAGATGGAGCAGCTTCGGGCAGATAACGCGCTGCTGCGAGCTCAGATCGCAGCAGCAAGCGGCAGGCAAGATTTTTTGGAGGACTGTATTGCCGAAATGGCTGAACAGGTATACAACGTATGATATCCGCATTTTAGCGGGTACAAATATATTCTGAAAGGATGTTTCTAATAATGACTATGTTTTTTGCACAGAGAGTAATTCTTGGTAAGACGGCGTTTGAGGATGTTCCGAAAGCATTAAAGGCTGGGTGCGCTGAGGTGTTGATTGACAGCGGCCTTGCTGATCTGGTTCCTGCTGCGTTCGGCGGAACGGGGCAGTAAAAACGGGAGGTAACGCTCTAAACACTGGTACTACACTGTGAGCCGGGGACGACAAACTTCGGTTCGCGGTGTACTATAAAGAAAATCAAACATATTGGAGGTACAGCATTGAGTATGAAGGAAATTTTCACCGAAGGGGGCGGGCTGCTGCTGATTGCCTTGACTGTTGTCCAGCTCGTCCCCATCAAAATCAATCCGTGGTCATGGATTGCCAAAACTATCGGACGGGCCGTCAATGCGGAGATCAGCCGCGAGCTGGCCGAAATCGGCAGGAAGCTCGACAATCACGTTATAATGGACGACCGCCGCACGGCAGACGGCCATCGTGCCCGTATCCTGCATTTCAATAATGAACTGCTGCGAAATATCGACCACACCAAGGAGGAATTTGTTGAGGTGTTAACCGAGATTGACGCATACGAATCGTATTGCAAAGAACACCCTGAATATCCCAATAACCGTGCAGTCCTGGCGATTGAGAACATACAGGACAATTACAAAGAACGCCTGCAAAAACATGATTTTTTGCAGGAAGGGACGACCGTATAAGAAGGGAGAACCACTATGGATATTACACCGGTTATACAGGCAGTAACCGTGCTGCTTGCGGCAATTATCACGACCTTTGTCGTACCGTACATCAAAAACAAAACCACCGCCGCCCAGCAAAGCCAGATCAATGCCTGGGTGAAGATTGCCGTTTCTGCGGCGGAGCAGATTTATAACGGCCCCGGCAAGGGCGCGGATAAGAAAGCCTATGTGCTCACCTGGCTGCGTCAGCACGGCGTTACAGTTGACGAGCCGCAGCTTGACGCGTTGATCGAAGCCGCAGTATATGAACTGAAAAGCGGCATCATCCCGCTCACCGCTGGGACACGGACAGAAAGCGAGGCAAGATATGGCATCGGTTAAGGAACTGCTGGCAGTCGCTACAAAACAGCTCGGCATCACGGAATGGCCGACGAACAGCAATAAAGTCAAGTATAACACTTGGTACTATGGCCGGGAGGTTTCCGGGGATTCCTACCCATGGTGCATGGCATTTGTCCAATGGTGCTACAACGAAGCCCAAATGAAGCTGCCGTATAAGACGGCCTCCTGTTCAGCCCTGCTGAATTGGTACAAGCAGCACCATCCGGAATGTGTTGTAACCAAACCGGAACCGGGGGATGTAGTAATCTATGACTTCGGACATACCGGGATCATTGAGAGTGCTGCAATCGGAAAGATCACTGCGATTGAGGGCAACACCACCGCAGGGAACAGCGGCAGCCAGAGTAACGGCGGCGGAGTTTACCGCCGCACCCGCAGCACGTCATGTGTGCGGGCATACATCCGGCCCATCAAGGCCATGCAGACGACGGAAACGGAGGACGACGGAATGCTGACATACGAACAGTGGAAGGAATACCAGGCACGTTATCGCAAGGAGCTCCAGGACAATGACAGCGGCACGTGGAGCGCGGAAGCCCGCAAGTGGGCAGTAGAAACCGGCCTGATTGCAGGCAGTGGCACCGCCCCGGACGGCTCCCCTAATTTCATGTGGGAGGATCAGCTCACCCGTGAACAGCTGGTAACCGTGCTGCACCGGTTCGCCCAGCAGATGGGGAAGGCATGAGCAGCATCCAGCTTTTGCAAGGCGACTGCTTGAAATTGATGAAGGATATTCCAAGCGGCAGTGTGGATTTAGTGCTTACTGATCCACCATACAATGTGGGATGCGTTACATCAAAAAACGGAAAGAAAATTGTCAACGCATGGGACAAAATCGACGGATATATAGACTGGTGCATTTCCTGGCTTTTAGAATGCCAGCGCGTCTTAAAGCCCAGCGGCGTCTTGTATTTCTTTCACAACGATATGAAACAGATTTCGGAGCTGCTTTGCGAAATCAGGGAACGAACAAGTTTTGCTTTTATCAGCTTTTGCATCTGGGACAAAGGTAATGCTTATAGGGCGAGAACGTGGCACCATCGTGACCCGCGCGGGAAAATAGCGCTCCGATCGTGGTTCAATATCTGTGAGTATTGTCTTCACTTTTTCAACGCACCCCAAAATGCGGATATCAGCTGGAAGTACACAGGGGTTGAACGTATCAACAGTAATCCAGAGTGCTATAAGCCGCTCAAAGAATGGTATGCAAGAGAGAAAGAACGCCTAGGTCTGACGGATCAGGACGTTGCGAAAAAGTATACTGAAGTCACAGGCAGAAAGTCATTTATGCTGCGTCATTATTTTCAAGACAGTCAGTTTGAAATCCCCACGCAGGAAATTTTTGAATCCGTATATGAACCTCTGGGGTTTGAATTTATAAGTGATGGGCAGTATGGCTATAAATCATTACGACACGGTTACGAAACACTGAGGCGCGATTACGAGGCGATGCGTAATGTCCATATCTGCGACGATATGCACTGCAATGTCTGGCACATACCGCCTATCCCGTCAAACAAGCGATTCCACACCTGCCAGAAGCCGGTAGATCTCTTGGAACGGCTTTGCAGAGTATCCAGCAGGGAGGGCGGTGTTGTTCTTGATCCCTTTATGGGCAGTGGAAGTACAGGCGTTGCATGTGCGAATACGGGGAGAGATTTCATCGGTATAGAAATTGATCCAGATTATTTTGAAATAGCAAAACGGCGGATAGAAGGGAAAATCACATGAGTGGGAAACAACAGGAATTTTCTAAGCGCCTGATCTCCGACATCCGCCTCCTGCTTTGGGTGGTCACGCTCGGCGGGCTGGTGCTGGCAGCTTACTGCATTCGCAAAGGTTACACCGGTTCCCTTCCGTGGCTCACAGCCATGGTAGGCCTGCCGTGGACGGCACACGGCACGGTCTGTGCCTTTTATCTCAACCTCTGTAAGAGCGACCACAGAGAGGGCGGCATTACCTTTGAGGCAGCCAAGGCGGTGGGCTTCCAGCAGACTGCGGAAAGTTCGGTGGATAGTCCTGCAATATAGAGATAATCATATATTTTCAAGAAATAAAACAGCCCAGTTGGAACAGTTTGAGATTCCGATGGGCTGTTTTTTTATTGCCTAAAAAATGGTGATTGGCGAACCTGTATTTATTTTGCAAGTACAAATCCAAAGTCTTTCGGATTTGTCACGAGTGCGATTGCAGTTTGAATTTCACGAACAGGACAATCTGTTGTGAAAGAATCTTCCTCCAAAATAATTTCGCACTTGCATCCGTTGCCAAGCATGAAATTTTGCAGGTCCCGCAGGCAGTTGGAGACAATCTTTTTGTTGAAAAAATCGTAGTTGTGATAAAGTGTATAGGTTTTCATTTTGTTTCTCCATTACTCAAGTCGGTTTTCGTGACGGCCCATGATCTAAGTGGAAGCGCATCCCCTTTCAGCTCCCGGAGGGCTTCATCTGTACCGCAGGCGTCGCAGATATAGACGTGGGCGCAGCGGCTGAGGGCATTGGTGGACAGCTGATCTTTGACTGTCTGACAGCCACAGCGAGGGCAGAAGCGTACCCCATCCGTTTGTATCTTTGCAAATGCATCTATGGCGGTTTTCGCTGCGATCGCTGCTGTAACCTCTTGGCGGAATTCTTCTTGATTCATATCGTTCTCCATTCTCCCCGTATGGCCGGTAGGTCAGCCTATATCTCATTTATGCTGCTTCAGCAGCCGCTTTGGCACGAAATACAGCTGTCAGATGCAGTCGGCAGGTCTTGAATTCCGGACCGCGCAGGCCAAGCCTCCCGGCAAGGACGCGAGTCATCAGCTTTTCCTTCTGGCTGGCGGAGTAGCTTGCACAGCCCTTGAAATAAAGCCGGGAGTTTGGGCATTCAATCGCCCAGGCGCTCATTGCAAGGCAGAACTGGATGTATGCTTTGATTTTTCCGGCATGAGTTGTCCCATTGAACAATCGAAACTCAACGGTTCCTTTGGTGAAAAACGCATGGAGGTTTATGCCTCTGTACCGGCTTGCATTGTAGTGCTCATGGTTGATGCCTCCGCAGTAGCCGTCATTTGCTTGGCTGTACCAGATACGTTCCATACTGCTTTTGCTTTTTTCGGTATCGTTTTTCATTGCTTTCAGCAGGTCCGGATTCATTTTCCTGCACCAGTGATCGGCACGGTCGCCGATTTCCAACGCTTCATAGAAAAGGTCCTGTCGGCCGATTGCAAAGTTCATCAGACGGGTCAGGCTTTCCGGCGTGTGATGCTTCCCGTCCACATGAACATGGATTCCGCAGGAATCGTTTGCTATCGCTCCAGCAGCCCGGAGGGCTCGTACAACATTTTGAAGATCCTCTATATCTTCATATTGGAGGATCGGGCTTACCACCTCACAGGAATATTCTCTGCCTGCCGCCATACGTTCCTTCCCGGCCTTGCGCTCGGTACGGATGCTGCCGTCTGACATGGCTTTCCAGATGCGTCCCTGCCGGTCGGTCGCGGTGTAGGTATTGTAGTAGGTTCCGGCATAGCCCGGTTCTGTTCCAAAATAATCTGCAATAACCTGTGCTGCCTGTTTGCGGGTGATACCCGTCAGTTCAATTTCTATCCCGAAATTCTGCTGCTTCATCATGTCGTACATTTTTTCCGTTTGCCTCCTTGAAATTGCTGCCTTACTCTGTTATAATGGAGGCGGCCGGAGTAAGGCTTCCGGCTCACCTTTTGGGTGTTGGGTAGCGGTTGCTTTGTTAGAGTGGGCCGCTGCCCTTTTTATTTGCTTTCGTCAAGTACGGCCTTGACCGCTTCACGAAGTTCTTCCAGCGTCTTACACTTATCAATCAGTTCAAGTACCATTCGCAGGATATATTCGGTGTTGGTTGCCATTTCGTCCATGTTCCTCCCTCCTTTCATAAGAGCTTGTCTGCTCTGCCTTACAAGTATATAATACACTATTCCGTTTCATTTGTCAATACATAAATTACATTTTTCTATATAAAAAGAAAAAATAAGTTGACGTGAAACACGGAATAGTGTATAGTATAGGTGGAGGTGATATCATGGAGCTTTCAGTGTCAGAAAAAATACGATTGATTATGAAACGACAAAAAAAGACGTTGGGGGAGATTGCCGAAGCAACCGGACAGACTCGTCAGAATCTGTCCAATAAGATGACAAGAGGGAATTTCAGCGAAAAAGATATCCTGAGCTTGGCAAATGCGCTTGGATGCAGCGTTGAAATCAAATTTACCCTCCCGGACGGATCAGAAATATAATCATCCCAATGCATAGGAAAAGCCCGGACACATAAACGTCCGGGCTGTGGGAGTTTGGCTTATTTCTTGCGTGATTTGCTGCGGGGCCGGGGAAGATCCTGATCATCGGTATCGGGTTCCATCACGAGGATATCTGTCAGATCGCAGTCCAGCGCCTTGCAGATTGCTTCAAAGTGCCGGAGGTTAATTCGGTCTGTCAGCTCGTGGTAGTAATCACAGATGGTTGAGGGACGGATGCCGGTTGCCCGCGCAAGGTCCGCTTGGTTCCACCTTCGCCTGCCAAGCTCGGTGGAAAGTAAAATCCTAATCATTGCCGTTCTCCTTTGAGATGGATTCTATCATAAATATAATAGAAATATCTTATAAATGTTATAAAGAAACTAAAATAATGCATAAAATTACGTATATTGTTATTCCGCAAAAACAGCCGTTAGAGATCACGAATCGTCTCTAATGGCTGTTTTTACTCAATTTATTGTATCCTAATGGTTATACTGATTTAAGTAAAAAATTGGCCGGAAAAATTTGAAGGTTCCCCGACTCATCAACAATGATTTTCTCAATCGCACGTGACCAGAAAGCCTTTTTGTGCTCGGGGTCCAAAGTGGCATAGGTGCGGCGAATATCCTGAAACTTCCTAATATCTATCAATTTAATTGGCTGCTGAACGGCGGATGCTTTTTCCAGCTCCTGTTTTAACCGGGTATAGTCGAGTTCATATTCATCACGATCAATTAGGTCATTCAGATACAGATCCTTCAGCTTGGACATTTTGGATTTTAGCCGTGCTGTATCAATCCGCGCCGGTGGATTAACCTGACTGCGTTTCACGTTCACGTTATATGCCTGGAAGTCTTCTTCTATATGCTCAAGCAGGTACTCTTCGAGCTTGCATTCACGGGTGTTCCTGCGATTGGTGCAGCCTTTGACGTGGCTATTTGGGGAACAGCGGTAGTAAGTGTAGCTGCCGCCGTGGTTGTGCGCACCCATGCGCCGCCCACAGGACGCACAGACCAGCAGCCCGGAAAATAGATACACCCGATGACTCCGGGTACGTTTGGAAGCGTTTTGCGAACGGATCTGCTGTGTGGTATCGAAGGTTGTTCTATCGATAATGGCCGGGCAAAAATTATCCTGACCATATGCGCGTCCAATATATCGTTCATTGGATAACATATGAGTAACAGCCGCAGAGGAATATCGGATGCCATAGGTGTCTGCAAGCCACATTTGCACGCCATAAACAGAACGGCAATCAATATACTTTTGAAATATTGCATATGCAATTTTTGCCTTTTCTTCATCAAGGACCATTTTCTTATTTTCGATTCGATAACCGAGCGGAACATTACCGCAAGTAACTTCACCGCGTTTCCGTTTCCCTTCGAACACAAACTTGATGCGCTCGCTGGTGCGGTCCGATTCATCCTGAGCGATTGACAGTTTGATATTCAGGTTCAGCCGTCCGTTTGCGGTAGTTGTGTCGTAGCGTTCTTCCGTGGTGATCCACTGCACGTTGTTTGCGTCAAGGATTTTCTGAATTTCGTAGTAGTCGGCAACATTGCGGAACCAGCGGTCAAGTTTGATAAACAGGATCACATCGATCTTGCCGTGCTCTACATCATCCAGCATCCGCATAAACTCCGTACGGCTGCGATACTTTTTCCGGGCGGTGATGCCCTCGTCAGCGTATAGGCCAACAACCTTCATCTGATGCTCGGCGGCGTACTGACTCAGGGAGTCGCGCTGTGCCGCAAGTGACAGGCCATGCATTGCCTGTTCTTCTGTGGAAACCCGGATGTAAAGCGCTGCGCGGGTTTCATCCGTTAGATTTTGATTTTTTGTCTTTGGCATAAAAAATACCCCTTTCTTTTCTCACGGAGGTGTGGTAGAATAGGGGTACTGATAAGGATTGACTAACTTTTCAGTACCCCGAATCCCACTTACGGTTGCCGCCGTGGGTGGGATTGTTTTACAAAGCGATGGTATTCTCGCTCAAAATGCATTTGCAAAAAAACTTGACTTTGAGGGTAAAATCGGTTATATTAATCATAACAAGCGAATACTATTATAGCAAGGCTGGAACGTTCCGCAATCGGGGCAGGGTGTAAAATGCTGACACGCACACCTGGGAGGAAAGGTTCCAGCTTTGTTATAAACATTGCATTATTGATGCATTACCGCAAGTAATTAGGCGCAATGCTATTGCTGTCTGGGGAGGGAAGTCACTATGCGAAAACGTTTTTTTAATGAGAAAGCGGAATCTGTTTTAGATGAGTGTGCTAAAATTAAAGCTGAAAACAGAATCAATCGTGATCAGATGCTGGTAAGGCGAGATAATTTTCAAAAACGTTTTAATGAATCGCGATCTGATATTGAAAAATTGCGAAAATCTATTCGAAATACAATGCGATAGGTGTCGTAATCCATTGTACTTTTGCCAAAAGAAAATCAAAGATCACCGAATTTGCTTTACTCGAAACCACTGACAGCCGAGGGTCCATAAATGGTTGTGGCTTTGTGGCATTTTGGGGAGTGCTAGTAATTCTTCCCAAAACAGCCATCTGGGAGCAATATTTAAAGCGAATACTCTGGAGTGATTCTCTTAAAAATCGATCATCAATAGGAATGGCATGCTTTTCAGTCATAATCAGCTGGGGGCATGGCATAAATTGACAAAGCGCACTGATTATCTCTTGAATACTAGGATCTTCAGTCGATGTGGTCTTTGTGTTATCTTTGTTCTGGGCTCGTCGTTGCTGTCTGTTGCCGGTTGGCTTTGATGGTTTATCGAATTCATAAGTCTTGGAAAATGCGCTTGTCTTTGCAAAATCATTCCAGTAGTTAATATCAAGAACATCGTAATCAGCTTTGAAAAGGACATAATCACCGATTTGGAGTCGTTCAGTATTTATTTTTAGTTCACCAGAATCTGTCATTGTGTCAATCAAATCCTGTACGGCATTATCATGAAGAACTTTTTCAATCAATTCTTTCCCGTAATCGTATTTTGAAAGTTCTTGCATATTAGTAATCCCCGCATCTTTTGTAGACGTTTGCCCGGATACAAAAGGCAGATTGAGAGAAATACTATTATTTGCTTCGAGTGTACCGGAAGATTCTATATTGCCTTCTTTAAGGCTTTCCATAGATTCAAGTTGTTTCCTAGCAATTAAGCCGCCATTTATCTGAGAAATATAAGAATTTAATATCCCAGTATCCAAATAAACGAATGTCCTCATAATTTTGCCTCCAAACAGGTTGACAAATTTCGTCAGCCTTTGTATAATATATTCGGAGGTTGCACAAACTTCTACTTTCTGTAATCCCATCCGGCAGTATCAGTGCCAGATGGGATTTTTTAGTTTGCCTTTCCCAGTGCAGCAATTTGCTGTGTGTGCTTTTTGACCGCACCTTTTACAATCCGCATATCCTTCTCCAGCACTTCAACGCGTTCCTTTGTCACAAGCTGGCGCATGATATCGTGATGCCCTTCATCAAGCAGCTTTATATAGGGAAGCATATCCTGTTCCTGCGCCATTGCAACGCGATTAACAGCTGTACGCAGTTCATCCTGCATTTCGACTAACTTGTCAAGTTGGCTTTGCTGGATCGCCTGGGTGGCTGTGACTTCGGCCAGTTGTTCGCTCTGTGCGGTTTGAGCAGCTTTGACTTCGGCCAGCTGTTCACCCTGTGTGGCCAGCTGCTCCCCCTGTTTTATCTGTGTAGCCTTTACAGCGGCTAGGTCTTCTTTCATTTCGGCCAGCATAGCCAGAATCTTTTCTTCGTTGCTCATTATGTAGCTCCTTTCAGTCGTGCCGTCCGTGAGGGTGGCTTTTTTTATTTCTTCGGAAACTTGATTACTCGCATCGGCTCATCCGAGTAAACATCTTCAAGCTCCGGATTCTTTTGCCAAGTAGGATATGTCACAAGATTTTTTATATTTGTCGGAGTCAGTAAGCAGCTCCATTTGTTGACGAGCCAATTCCTGGCCTTGTTCATTTAAAGAACGATAGTTGTTTACGAACTGCCATTCATCCGAAGAAAGTGTCATTTGGTTCGTAGACGCAGGAAATTTATGTTGCAAAATTCCGCTTTGAATACTTTCAATATCCAGGTCAAGAGCATTAAAAACTTTTATCATAGTTGATACCCCTGCGTTTGCTACACCTCGTTTAAAGACAGAGTCCAAGGTTGAATATGGAATTTCCAATTGCATTGTAAATGCACGGATGCTTCTATATTTCATAAGGATTTCGCGCTTTAATTGTTCTTCTATGTTCATAATATGCCCCCTTACAATTTTAATTTTAAGGGGTAAAAGCAACAAAGTCAAGAAGAAATTTCCGAAATTGCGAAAATTTTTTCTAAAAACCTCTTGACTTTTCTTGCAATCGCGTGTATTATAGGCACATAGTAAACGCGATTGCGTGAATGGAGGTGAAAATATGCGCAATCTTCGTGCAGAAATGATTCGTTACGGCGTGTCTAGCTCGGATATTCAGGCCTTACTGTCTTGCACAGATAAGACAGTCAAAAATCGGTTAGATGGTGTTTCGGAGTTTTCCGTTGGTGATTCAATGAAAATTCGGGATACATTCTTTCCAGGGTTGAGGCTAGAATATCTTTTTGCGCAAGACAGTTTGCCTCATGGCACGTAAAAAAGCCCCGCAGAGCGGGGCGTAAAAGAGAAGGAGGTGAACACGATGGACAACACATTTACCAATGCGATGGCGGATGACATGCAGGATATGACTGAAACGGCGCTGAAGATTTATACGGCCATGCGTAAAGACGGCTTGGACAAGAAGACGGCGCTGATTTCAACCAGAGCAACGATGGTAGCACAGGTTTCTATGGTCAATCAACTGCTCGAAGACCTCATCAATTTGAAAGAGGCTTTGAACGAGACAACGTAAGATGAAAAGGATGCCCCGCTGTGAGGGGCATCCCGAAAGAGTTAAAGGCAAATGAAACAGAAATCTGCCCCAAGTGGTGTCAAATGCACGGTACCTTTTTTAACATAAGGAGTTGCTCCACTGCGTTCGCAACGCTCCAAGATTTCTTGGTATTCTTTAGTATGGGTCATCGGTAAATATTCTTTTTCCGTGCATTTGTGTGAAAAATCGATTTCGAGCAGTCCCATACGTACAAGATTCGCAATGGATGTAGCCTGCTGGGGAATGTTGGAGTTCATTACGTCAGCAGTAAAGACATTTTTTTGCACGATTTCTACGGAATCGGTCCCGGATTTGATCTGGTATTCTGCAATGGCGTGAGCAACTGATTTGGATATCTCATGTGGCACAGGGAGGTTCCCTAAATCATCTGATAACTGCCGGATAAAGAAAAGGGAAAGGTTTTTAGCATCGCACGCAGATAACTGTTTGATTGCTTCGATAAAGAATGGATGAACAAGATTGCTACGTTCCTTATCCATAGAGGCAGTAATCAGATTTACAAACATATCACGGATCAACGGCTCTCCGTAGGAATATTTAGAAGCTTCGAGGGCTGAACCTGCAATAAACAGAGACGGTTCACAAAGACGCTCTTCAGGGATAGAGTCTTTACCATGTTGAAGCTGTTCTTTGTAAATTTGAATATGTTTCGCTTCTTCTGAGTTTTCTTCTTTATCGCAAAGAATATCTTTGAAGACCCGGCGGATAAGGGTATCAAGAGCCTTTCCAAGAGATGTTGCAGATGGTAGAAAAAGCGCATTCTGTATATCATCTGTCATGATTTTCGCATTGCCTTCTTTCTATTTATTAGATTTGGATTACTGCATACTCTGTGCTTATTATTCTACCATAAAACACGTCAAAACACAAGTGCTATTTTAGGAGGGGCTATGTACTACACGACAAGGGAAGTTGCGGCTATGTTCAAGGTAACAGTCCAGACTGTTCAGGATTGGATCGCGGCAAAGAAATTACCGGCTATCAAAATCGGCAGGAATTACCGTATTACGGACGAGGACATTCAAATTATGATCGATTCCGCGAAGGGAGGTGTCCACCATGACCGAAAAGCAAAAGCAGATTCTTGCGACCTTTAACAGCCTGCTCCCGAAGCTGACCCTGCTGGAACAGGAAAAGCTACTGTCCTTCGGCAGCCCCACCCCGATGAGCGGCGGGAGGATGCGTAAAAAGCCGCCCAGTTGGGCGGCAGGAAGGAGGTGAACACAATGGCAGAGAAGGATAAACAGTTGGCAGACAGTCTTGCCCGGGTAGTCGACACGCTCCCAGAGCGAGAGCAGGGCTATCTGCTGGGATATGCTGAATGTTTGGCTTCGCAGCACGAGCCCTGCACCCCGACCGGGGAGCGGCGGGAGGGCACGTAACGTCACACAAAGAAGCCTCACTCCGTGGCGGGGCGCGAAGGGAGGTGAGCAGGATGGAATATAAAAAATCTGGTCAACTCAGTTTGTGGGCTGACCAGAAACGCAAGAAGAGAAGTTTAGATAAGACGGAACGCCTATACCGGAGGATTCTTTTCGTAATCCGATGGAGCAACTTCGATAGTTACTGGGACGTTGTTGACACGTTGGAAGCACTTACTTACGAGTATCGGAAAATGCTTGGAGACTCCGAGGAAATCATTCAGAAAAGCCAGGAGATTGGGCAGATTGCTCAAAACACGCCTTCTCCCAGCGCGGGAACAGGGATATCTACTGGGGGATGCTGAATGCTTAGCCGCGCAGTCCCACGCCGGGGCGCGGCGGGAGGGCACGTAAAAAGCCCCGCAAAGCGGGGGGCGAAGGGAGGTGAACACGATAGTCATGCATGGATTCGGAAAAGCGATAGAAAATCGGTATTACATGACAGAGGAAGAAGTGAATGAGGCGGTAATAGCGATTGCAAAGGCTCTAAAAAGTGAGCTTCCAGAGGAAGCTCACCGAGTGGATGTGCTGAACTTTCTGCTTGATGAGACCAAAGAATGGGTAAGAGCGCGGCGTATAAACTTATAGCTGGCGGACGGCGATCTCTTCCAACGTATTGGAAATCACTTGGATGAAGTTACTGCCATCACTTGCATGGGTATTTGTGTGGTCACAATAGGACGGCACATTGATTGTTACGGTCTCTTCGTAGCTTTTCCCGGAAGATGAGTATCGGATATGAAATGATAGCGGAATATCCGAAGCGATTAGCGCGAAATGGTTAATAGGGGATTGTAGCGACTGGCCCGGGTCAAGAGTGTGTCCTACGATGTGTTCAAACGGAACAGGGAGTTTCTCATCGAAAACAAGATTTGAGAGATCGATACTTGACGAGAAATCTGTAATCAGCGCACTGCTCTGTCCGGAATTACGAAGAACAAGGAACGGTAAGAACATTTTCTGTCTGGGTCGGATTTCCTAACCAAAATGAAAGCGCTCCGCCAGTGACCCAAACACCGGCGGAGCAGACAAGCGATTGACATTTAGAATATTGCAATAGGATTATATCATATCTTCTCGCACCTGACAAGTTTCAATTTTAGAGGAGGATGCACTATTGTCTATCAGTACGGAGAAAAGCGATTCAGCGCCAACCGTAACATGGGCGTGTGATTTTAACCATCAATCACTGGTTGATATTTTATTCGATTTACTCAGTGATCAGGAAGGGTGTACATATACTGCCAACCTTGAATTGAAGGGAAAAAACGATATCCCAGAATGCGCATCCGTTGAGGCAGTATAACACATCAGAGAGGAGCTATTTACATGAAAGAAGGAAAAACCTTACAGGAACTTGCCGCCGAGCTGGAACGCCAGCAGCTGGCGAAGAAGGATCTGATCGTAAGCACGGGTGTGCTGAGCATGGACAGCCGGGACGACGGCGGGATCGCGCTGAATGTTATGGGCGGTCAGGTGATCCAGCATTACGATGTTGGAGAGATTGCGCACCGTCAAATCGGGCAGTTCCTGAAAATCCCGGCAACGTATTACGACCGGATGCGGAGGGAATACCCGCAGCTGCTGACGCTCAATGCCAACGGCTGGTTTGCGAAGATGCCGCAGGCGAAACGGATGCTCCGCACGCTGGACGGCACGGCGCGGGCACTGTTGTCTGACCGATACCGCCGCATTGATAACTTTGAGGTAGCCAGCGCGGTCCTGCCGATCATCAGCCGCATGGAGGGCGCGGGTGTGGAAAGCTGTGAACTGACAGACAGCCGCATGTACTTAAAGGTGGTCAATCCGCGCGTAACCGCTGAAATCAAAAAAGGAGATATTGTACAGGCCGGAGTGCTTATCAGTAATTCCGAGGTTGGCATGGGAAGCGTCACAGTCAGCCCATTGATTTACCGGCTGGTCTGCTCCAACGGCATGATTGCCGAGGACGGCAAACTCCGTAAATACCACGTAGGCCGTGCGAATGAAAGCCGGGAAGATTTCAGCATTTACCGCAATGAGACCATCGAAGCGGACGACAAAGCATTCCTGATGAAGCTGGAGGATTCGGTCAAAGCGGCAGTGGATCAGGCGCGGTTTGCTGCCATCGTGGACAAGCTGCGGGAATCGACCGAAGCGACATTTCAGCCCCAGCAAGTCCAGCAGGTGGTAGAACTGGCCTCCAAAGAATACGGCTTCACCGATTCGGAAAGCAGCGGTATCCTTGGACATTTAGCCGCAGGCGGCGACCTGTCCCTGTACGGATTGGCAAATGCCGTCACCCGGCAGGCGCAGGACGTTGCAAGTTATGACCGCTCCACCGAGCTGGAAGCTACCGGCTACCGAATTATTACCATGACTCCGTCCCTGTGGCGGAGCCTGACAAAAGAAAGGGCATAAGGGATAGAGCGTGTATTCACCCCACGAAATTGCGTATATCGAAAATACGCTGAAACAAGTGATTGAAGAACTGAAAAGGGACGCTTGCCTTCGGCCGGACTTCCAGTTTGACACAAAGGCAGAACGCGAGGCTTATGCAGAACAGTTGATAGATGATTTCCTTAGCAGAGCAAAGGCACGGGATACCAAAAACGAGAATGAAAGTTTGAAAGGGGATTGACCATGAAAAGAGTTATCGTTACCTACCAAATGACGCGCAAAATCGAGAATGGCCGCGAAACGACAGAAACCTGTATCACGCTGCCGATGAGCGATGAAAACGCAGAGGAACTGCTTACGGATGGGGAGGAAAGCGCAGCATACCTTGTGTCTGTCTATGACATTCTGGAGAACCTTTCGCAGCTGCAGGAGTATGACTACGTTGGTTTCTGCCGCGCCGAGCTGGCCAACGAGGACACAGACAGCTGCAAAGAGGAACCGCAGACGCGGTACCGTCTTTCCTGGCACGATTCCAAGGGAACCCAAGAGAAGCCGTCTGCCGAACACTTGAAGATGCTGTGTCCAGGAAGTATCTTCTTGAGAGTTGCCAGACGCTGGAACCGGTGAAGCTGGAAGAATTCGGGTCAGACAGTACGAAATAACCGGGACAAATACAGCCGTAGTAAATTAAATCCCCACCTGATGAGAGCCGGACGGCAACCGGCCGAAACGTCCCCCGCAGCCAGCGGGGGCAGCGTTGTGGGAAGCCCGTAAAGCCCTGCCACATCCCTGTGAGCCGGTATCGCAGAGAGGGCAATAGTCAGGTACTGGCAGGGCGGGAATCCCCTAAACTAAGGAGGAATGAAAATGGAAATGGAACAGAAAAAATACGAGTTTACCGGAGAAACGATGGATTTCTTTGGGAGAACGCTCCACCGCATCCGTTCATTGCGAGCATTTTCTGATATTAACATTGGAGATATCGGCGGATGGATTGAGAAGGAAGAAAACCTCTCTCATAACAATAATGCACAGGTCTTCGACGATGCACAGGTCGGCGGCGAGGCACAGGTCTTCGACGATGCACAGGTCAGCGGCAAGGCACAGGTCTTCGGCAAGGCGCAGGTCGGCGGCAAGGCACAGGTCGGCGGCGAGGCACGGGTCTACAACAAGGCGCAGGTCTTCGACGATGCACTGGTCAGCGGCAAGGCACGGGTCTACAACAAGGCGCAGGTCTTCGACGATGCACTGGTCAGCGGCAAGGCACAGGTCTACGGCGAGGCATGGGTCTACGGCGAGGCACAGGTCGGCGGCGATGCACTGGTCA